TTAGGAAAAAAGTTCGCTTATCACATCAACCGTCTTTTCCTTGTGTTCCATTTCTACATGTGTATATCGGAGCGTAGTTCTCATATCTTTATGCCCCGCAAGCTCCATTATGACCGCTATAGGGATTATCGGGTCGGTTGACTGTGCGAGTTTTGTAATGTATGTGTGTCTAAGGGTATGGAACTTCTTGTGCTCGATTTCGGATTTGGCTAAAATGTACTGCCAACGTTTGTTTATCTGCCCTTGTTGACATAACAGTCCAGTCGGCGATAGAAATAATGGCGTATCGCCTGTAATTCGTCCTTTTCCGTTTTGTAAATGTTCTATCTGGCATAGCTTCTTGTGTATCTGATATTCTGTTTGAATAAACAATGGAAGCGGTATAGTTCGAGTATCTCCGCTCTTAGTTGGAACGTATGCAAGTTCGTATCTAATAGGCTTATTTTCCTCTACATGCCTAACATTCTGTAATTGCTGCATTACTGTAACTTCCGACTTCCCGTCAATGTCGGAATGTCGCAATCCTAAAAGTTCGCCAATCCTCATTCCCGTAGCAAGCCCTAGAAGCACCAAAAGGCGTTCTCGCTCGTTTTCGAGCGTGTTGTTGAGCCTTTCTATCTCTTTGTTTGACAGTACGACAATATCGTCATTTTTAGGTGATGGGGCAAGTGATACTCTTTTGCACGGATTGTTCATCACATAGCTTTCCTCAACTGCATACTTAAAGAACATTTTAAGTACTTTTACGGACTGTTGCACCGAGTTTGCAGATTTGCCTAATGCCTTTTGCCGGTTGGCATAATCCTGAATAGTTGCTGTTTTTACATCTAATAAAGGGATACCCATTATAGCATCGTCCTTAATCGTGTTACGATAGATGCCCTCATATATGCTAATTGTGCTTTTGGCAAGGTTTTGTTTGCTAAAGAGTATAGTATAAACCCAAATCTGCATTGCGTCACCGAGCGACTTTTTAGAATCTATAATGCCAAGAGTTTCAAGCTTCTTTAATTCTTCAACTTTTTTGTTCCACGCTTTTTCCGAATCTGCATAGACCATCTTTCGTTTGCCGTGAATTGTTACATATTTGCGAAAATACGAATTGCCATTAACTGTGTAATTAGTTTTTTTAGCCATCGTTCACCTCACTATAATCAATTTCAAAAAAAGTATCTTGCTCAACTTTCCTAATGGCTTCGTTGTATTCTTCAATTGTAAGTTCTGGAATCTTTTCTAACATTTCTTCATACGTTATCATTACTTATTTTCCTTTCGGTTTAACAAATGCAATAAACAAGTTTTCTAACCCTCGCTGCCACGCCAAAACGTCTAATTTAAGCTCGGTGGAATTGAGAACAACCGCACTTAGGCAATAACTTAAAAGAATATTATCGAATGCCTCCACGTCTAAGGGCTCGATGCGTTCAAGTTCCATCAACCTTTTCAGGACGGGAACGTGTATTTCGCTTGACCGCTCAAACACGTTTTCGATTATAAACTGCAAAGATTTATCGTCAGTAGTCATGTTGCGGACTGCCATTGCAAGAATACTATCCATTCTATCTCTTGTTTCAAACGGAAAATGGCAATTCATAAGTATAAGGATTTCGTAAACAGGCATAGTGTCGCAATATGACAGCAACTTACCTAAGTCTGGCTGAATTTTTTTCCGTTCTAAAGTGTATTCCGCATACAGAGACTGTATGGCTTTATTTTCTTGCGCAACGTTTATAAGTTCTGTAGCTTGTACGTTTGAAAATTCCTTGCCTGTAAGCAAATAGTCTGTTGATACACCAAAATATTCAGCAAGTTTGATTACTGCGTCTGTGGACGGTTTTGCTTTTCCGTTTTTCCATTGTGTAAAAATGCCGTTACTCAATCCTAACTCCCTGACGACTTCAACGTCTTTAACGTTCCGTTCTTTCATCAGCTGTAAAATTCTGTCAATCATAGAATGCCTTTCTAAAAATAGATATTTTTCTAAAAAATGTTGACGAATAGATAAAAATCTAATATCCTGTATTAACACATATTGTAATTGTATACATTGCACGACACCGTTATGTGAAATTAACAAATTTGTATATCAATTTTTTGTTACGCCATAGTTCGCATGGTACATGGTGTACGTTGCCGTGTGTCAAAATTGTAATTATTTGTTTGCTGTAAGCCATTTTTCAAGACTATCTCGGGTTACAGTTTCAGAATTTTGGGCGATTACACTATCGAATACATTGCAATCATATAGTTCGTTAACAAGTGCGGTTAAAGGGTTGCTGGCTATATGGATGTTTGGGAAAATGCCATCTCTCAACATTCTTGCCTGCTCCCACGTTGGCAAAGTTTCTCTGTTAATGATTCTTATCAAATCCGCAATGTCAAGCCCAATCTTGGTATAATATTCTTCTTTAATTCTTCCGCTTCCATCCAATATCTTTTCACGCATTATTTCAATGGCTCTTTCAACAACTTCTTGATTTACTTCTTTTTTCATATCCTGTTCCGTCCTTTCGTTTTCAAATAATGTTAAATGTGATCTTTGAATTCCTAAAATATTGTCTGCCGACACATTAAACTTCAGGCAAATAGCAATCAAGTAGTCGGAACGTATATGCCCTTTTTTCCAAGTAGGCATATTTCCACCGCCACCCGTGATTTCTTTTAGTAGTGTTGTCATGGTTGTTCCGTTTTCCACACACAATAATTTTATACGTTGATATATCAACGCCTCTTCCATTTTTCATCACTCCTTTATAAATATTTTAAAAAATAATTCAAATATTTTAATTTTAACGTTGACAAATTCAAATATTTGAATTATACTAATAACTAAGAAAACAGCACGCCCATCAAGCGAACTGTTTCCAACAAAAACACATATACATTATAGTAAAAAAGTAGGATAAAAGCAAGGGGTAATTAAAGAAAGAAAGGAGGCAAGAGAGTTGAAAACAGCAGCAGACTTAACAAAGCAAGCACTAAAAATACATTTATCTATACAAGGTATTAAGCAAGTAGACATCGCCAAAAGTATAGGCATTGCACCTGGGGACGTGAATAAAGTAATACACGGAACAAGCAAAAGCCCTGCACATGTCAAAAAAGTATACACCTTTTTAGGATTAGAACCACCAAGAAAGTGTTAGCACAAATGCTCGACACAGACTGCTATATCAGGCACTGATACCTTTTAAAGCTATTTTGTAAGTGTGCCAAATAAAAACAATCCTAGGAAGAAGCCTTCTAAGAATCTACGTTCATCAGTGCCTGATATAGCAGTCTAAGAGAAAGGAACGAAAAATGGCAGTAATGGAAATCAAAATAGATTTGTCCGACATTGCGACAGCAAAAGAAGAAGCTGAAATTTTGAAACGCACACTTGAGGATATTGTAAATCTTGCGAAGATGGCTAACACCTTACTGTCGGAACAGAACACAAAGCCATTAAGCGTAGTCGAAGCGGCAAAGGCGTTAGGAATAAGCCGAGCCACTATCTACAGGGAAATTGAGCGTGGCAAGATAAAAGCTCTTACAGTTGGGGAAAACAGCAAGAGAATTGAACCGATAGAGCTTGAGCGATACAAGCGTAATGCAGTTTGAAAGGAAAGAAGATGAAAAGAAACATATTATACAGTATAGCCTTAATCGGCGTAATAGCGATATCAGCGGTATTAATAATGATTAGTTATCAACAACGTGGCGTGGTGGCTGTAGGCGGTGAGGTGCTTTTAATACCAACCCTGTTTGCATACGTCATATACAAATGGCAGAGTGGAAGCAGGGAATCGCAAGACAGCTTGAAAGAATCATACAGCAGATACAAGCAAATGAGAGAGAAGCTTATTATAGAGAACGACAGGTATCATACGAAGGAAGACGTTACTATAACATACCTCTCTGCAAAGAGCTACAGGCGTTTACTATCAGAGTTGCGTACGAGCGAGGAATCTGCCACAGGCTAGTATTTGCGATTATGCATGTGGAATCGAGGTTTTACGCAGGTGCAGTAAGCCAAGGAAACTATGGTGTGATGCAGATTAATCGTAGCAATTTCAGGGTTATAAATTCCGATTTTCAAAGACAGATGGATTTCTTGGACTTCAATGATAATGTTTTAGCTGGGGTTCACTGGCTTGCAGGAATACAAGCCAATAATCACAATGATATCCACCTAGAGCTTGCCATTTGGAACATGGGTGGAAACAGAGCATTACAGCTATGGCGTAATGGCACACGAAGTACATCTTTCACAAGGGCTGTAATCGAGTTTAAAGAGAGGATAGAACCAGCAGAAGATAATTGACAAAGCCCCTTGGCTGGAAATAGTCCTTGACGCGGAAAAACCTACACCCATGATGGCGAAATCACGCCATGCGATAACGGATTTCACTTTTGCGAAAACATAATTGATTGCTTTGAGTTTTACAACTTTAGTGATTGCATCATCGTGGAAGTAGAAGCATCAGGGAAAATAATACAGGACAATAACAAGTTTTGTGCTGAAACAATCACAATAAAAGACGAGTATATCATAAACGACATCGAAGATTTATATGTAGATGCCTACAGTAATAGTGGCGTGTTCTGCGCCGATGGAATGCCAACACTTAGATTTTTTGACAAGGATAGCGATTGGACAGCCGAAAAATGGTTTAATTCAAGCGAATATAGATGCTGTGAAGATATATTTTACAGAGAAACAGCCATCGAAGATATTACACAAGAACAATGGCAAGTGTTAGAAAAAATGCCGAATTGGGATAAAGAAAAGTTCATCAAATGTGTGGAAACGCAACGAGCGAATGAAAGGTTGAAAACGCAATAGGCGTATTCAATATAAGGTGTTTAGACAAACAGAAAACGCCTGCCGAAGCAGGACGTTCTCAAAAGTCAATAAAAAATTATCTACTAAAATTATACAGGAAAGGAAGTGAAAAGTCAATGAAAGAAGTTTGGAAGGATATAGCTGGACACGATGGAAAATATCAAGTCAGTAATAAAGGCAACGTCCGAGAATTAATCTCTATAGCCATATATCGCAAGCTAAACCCATACGAGAAAAACGGTTACGCATATGTAAAGCTAGGCAAAAAGTCATATCGGGTACATATTTTAGTAATTGAAGCGTTTGAGAAAAGCCGATATCAAGTAAACCACAAGGACGGTAACAAACGCAATAACGACTTAGAAAACTTAGAATACATAACCAAAAGCGAGAACGCACTACACTCATATAGGGTACTTGGTAAAAGCAATTCTAAAATGCCTGTAATGCGTAGCGATGGCAAAAGGTTTGAAAGCAAGAGAGCTGCGGCACGAAGCGTAGATGGTTACGATTCCATGATAACGCAAGTATGCGAGGGAAAAGCAAGTCAATACAAGGGCTTTAAGTTCTCATACATATCAGAAAGGGTAGCACAATGAAAGAAGAAAAAATACAAACAGGGTTAAGGATACCCCACGAGCAATATATCAAAATCAAAAATAATTCTGAAAGAGCAGGAATATCCATAAACCAATACACACTAATGCTAATTGATATAGCGTTTACACTTCTAGAGAAGAATCAAGAGGAATGACACCATTTTCTTTTTCGTAGTTGGTGATGTGCTTTTGAAGAATATACTCGACTAAATTATTTAATGAACGCCCCTCCGACTTCGATAGAGTTTTAAGTTTTTCGTACATAGTTTCATCAACTCGTAAGCCTGTTTGGATTTTAGATGTTGACATGATTTTACCTCCGCTAAAATTTGTTAGCACATTATATCAAAAAAGCCTTGACAAGTCTACTCACACATGTTAGCATATTAATAACAAATGTTAGCACTATGAAAAACGGAGGTAAAGAAAATGAAAAATAGTCGATACAACAGAAGCGAAATCATGAAAACAGCATGGAACAGATACAACACTTTCAAAATAGGCAACTGGAGAAAATACAGCTTTGCAGAATGTTTAAAATTTGCATGGGAAAAGGCAAAAGAAGAAGTTGAAAGACAAGATGGCATTAAAAGATTTGAAGCAAAGCAAGCCGCAAGGGCAAACATGAGTGTAGAAGAAAAGATTGAAGAAATCGAAAGCAGATTATTTATTATCAGCATGGGCGATTCTATCAGCAACGAGGACAGAGAATTAACAAGAAAGCTAGAAATCGAGCTTAGAGAACTAAAGGCGGTGGCGTAGATGAAATTATGGATTGCACCAAGACTAGGAGCAAAGAGAAATATAGACATCGTTAGAAGATTCCAAGAGTACACTAATGTATTTGATGGAATGACTACAGGAACAGCCTTAGAACAGTTGAAAATGTTTCAAGATAACGGTTGGTTTACCGAAAGCGAATGTTTTTTAACAGTAGCTTTCCATTGTGAGTAAGGCGGTGGCGTAGATGGTAGCAAATTACGTCAAATATGAAGCCACACAGGCACAGGAGTTACTACAGATAGCAATGTGTACCCCATTAACAAAAGCCCGTCTAAACGCACTTTTAGCGGGTACACATCTAAGGCTTGAACAGATACATAAACACGCTTTAAGGGATTTAGAAGAAGCGGTGAATAAAGGAGCGAAAGAGAGAGGTGAAGCATGAGCATAAAAGACCAAATTAAAGCCATTGAGGCACGGACAGAGCAGATAAGAAAACACAGGCTAGAATTACAAGCAGAACTAAAAGAATTAGATGAAAAATATCCGATAAGAAATGAGGTGAAATAATGGCACAGACCAATCAAAACATTTATCAAAAAATGTTACAAGCTACAGAAAAAATCAATAGAGTAGCTAAGAATCTAAAAGTAGAGTTAAACAAGACATCATCATACAAAGCAGTTGGAGAAGCAGATATTTTAGAAGCTGTAAAGCCGATAGAATCAGAACTAGGAATATACAGCTATCCGCACCATAGAACTATCATTAAAGAAGAAGAATTTATTACAACGACACAATACGGTAACAAGTCAACATTATTTTTGCGAATGGAAACAACATACAGATTTGTAAACGTTGACAATCCAACAGAATTTATTGATATCAAAGCATATGGCGATGGCACGGACACGCAGGACAAAGCACCTGGTAAAGCGATGACATATTCGGACAAATACGCATTAATGAAAGCGTACAAGATTATCACAGGCGATGACCCCGACCAATTCGGAAGCCAAGAAATGGCAAAGAAAACACCGCCTAAAGCACCGCCTAAAGCAACGCCGCCACAAAAAAACAGCTACGCAATGGTAGAAAATGATGATATGCCAGATGCCTTTAAAACACCCGAAGAAATAGAAGCAGAAAGGGAAGCGGAAGCATTAAAAACCGCACCTTTAACAAATCTACACAAGACAGCATTTGAAGAATTGTGCAAAGCTAAAGGCGTGAAGTCTAATTACGATTTAGAAACTATGAATTTTGGTGAGTACGCAAAACTAGTCAAGCAATTGGACGCAATGCCCGACAAGAAAACAAGTCAAAGCAATTTAGATTTAGGAGGAAAGTAAGATGTTAATAGGAGTAAATTATTTAGACAAAGATGGTAACGCAGGAAATCAGACCTACACATATAAAGCAACACAAGAGTATGCAGTAGGTGACGTTGTAAACGTGCCAGTAGGTGCAAAAGGCATGAAAGAAGCCGTTGTGACACGCTTAGATGTTCCTGAAAGCGAAGTAGAAAGCTTTAAGGATAAGATTAAGACTATAGGCGAAGAATACGCCGCAGAGCCTACAGGAAACACAGAAATAGACTTACAAGTCGATGCAACACTTCCGGTGATAAATACAAATTTTGAAACAATAAAAGCCAATCTAAAAAAGAATCTTGCCAAATACGAAAAACTTGTAGTAACCGAAGAAACTTTACAGGGGTGTAAGCAAACACAAAGAGAACTTGCAGGACTACGGATAAAGGTTGACAACTACAGGAAAGACAAGAAAAAAGAACTTTCTAAGCCGATAGAAGCTTTTGAATCCGAATGCAAGAAATTAATCGCATTAATTGAGAGCGTAGAGAAGCCAATCAAAGACGGAATCAACGTATTTGATGATAAGACAAAAGAAGAAAACTGGCGAAAAGCAGATGACATGTGCAGAGATATCGCAGCAAAAATGGGATTGACTGCAAAGTACACATCACAGCTTGTAGTATTAGACAAATACACCAACTTATCGGCTAAAGACAAAGACATAAAAGACGATATCACGACAAGAGCAATGGTACTAAAGACCGAGCAGGATAAAGAGGCTGAACTGCTTGAAATTATAACAGATACGCTTGAATCCGAGAATAAAAGATTAACAGTTAAAATGACTATGGGCGAGTTCCAGCGATACATCGATAAAGGCTTTAAAGCAACAGAAGTTATAGCCGAAATCAAAGCACAAGCAGAGCGTGTGTATTTGGCTGAAAATCCGCCAATCGTGGAAGAACTAGTAGAAGTTGAAGAAACTGTCACAGAACCAGTAGAAACGCCACAGGAAGCCACACAAGAGCCTGTAGAAGTGGTTAGTGAAGCACCGCCACTATACAAAGTCATATTTGAAAGTATGGTAGTTGGCACGGAATCAGAAGTAAAAGCATATGCTGCTTTGCTAAATGAGAAATCTAATGCTTATAAAGTAATCAGTCAAGAGCAGATAGATGGCTAAGAGCATCATACAGTCAAAGAAAGAATGTTATGTGTGCAGAATTATCCACAAGATAAGTGTTAAAAATGATTTAGATTGCCACCATTGCATATTAGGCAAAGGCAATAGGAAAATCGCTGATAAACTCGGACTGTTCGTTTACCTTTGCAAGCCACACCATCATTATGTGCATCATGACGGTTGGAAGCTACTACAGGCACTTAAAAGAGTGGCACAACGAGCATTTGAGAAAACGCACACTAGAGCCGAGTTTATGGCAATTATTGGACGTAACTACCTAGATGATGAGGAATAGATATGATTAACGATTTATGGCAAGACATTAGAAAAACCACCGCAGACCTTAAAGGTGCATTAAAAGAGTACCGAGAACGAGGTTTAAAGTTTGCGACCTGCGAATTTGAGTATCGTAAAAAGCTGTCAGAACGTCTTGTAGTTTTACGAAGTCAAGGACAGCCGGTAACACATCTTGCAGATATCGCTAGAGGTGAAAAAGAAATCGCACAGCTACGCTTAGAGCGTGATATTGCCGAATCATTATACAAATCAGCAGAAGAAGCAATAAACGCCTATAAGCTTGAAATAAGGGTGCTAGAAAGCCAACTGCAAAGAGAGTGGGGGAATGCTAAATGACAACGCAAAAACTGGTTAAAGTAAAAGAAAATTGTCCGTACAAAAGTCTAGTATGGACAGAGTACGCAGAACAGATAGTTAAAGATAATCCAGGCGTATTAAGCTCTACAGCCCAAGAACTAATCTATGCAATAGAGAACGCAGAAATGACGTTTGACGAGGCTATAAAGCTGATAGAAAGAGGTAAGTAGAATGGCAAGACCTATTAAGGCTGGCGTGGATTATTTTTCGCACGACACGGTAAGCGGAAAGACAATATTTACACTTGAATCACTATACGGAAATGACGGGTATGCCTTTTGGTTTAAACTTCTTGAAATCTTAGGAAGTCAAGCGGAACTCTACTACAATTGCACTAATCAAGCGGAGTGGTTATATCTTGTAGCTAAGACAAGAGTATCAGAAGAAAAGGCTGAACAGATACTAAGCACGTTAGGACAATTGGAAGCAATTGATGCAAGATTATGGGAAGAAAAAAGAATTATCTGGGTTCAAAATTTCGTAGATAGGCTTAATGATGTTTACGAAAAACGCAAACTGGAACCACCGCAAAAACCATCATTTAATAGTTTCTGCACCGAAAACCCCAGTTTCCGCACCGAAAACCCCACTAATGATGATGTTTCTGTGACGGAAAGTACACAAAGTAAAGTAAAGGAAAGTAAAGTAAAGGAAAGTAAAGTAAATAAAATAATAATAACCCCCTACCCCTTTAATGCGGATTACGAGTTTGTAAGCATGACCAATGACGAATACAAGTCACTCGTTGCTAAACTCGGCGAAGCAGGTACAAGGCGGTGTATAGAAATACTTGATAATTACAAGGGTGCTAATGGCAAGAAATACAAGTCAGACTATAGGGCAATCCTTAATTGGGTTATTACACGCTACGAAGAAGAAAAAAGCAACTACTCGAAAAATTCGACAAGTTCGGGGAAGGAAATAGAGATACATGGCGTTACTAGATTTTAAATGCACAATATGCGATGGCGATACATTTGTGCTTGTGAAAGATAATACAACTAAACGATGCGAATGCTACGAGCAAGACTTAAATATAAGGCGTATAAAAGCAAGTGGACTAGAAGCCATGCTAGCAATATACACGTTTGACAAGTTTAATGCTAATCACAATTGGCAAAAGCACATCAAGACAAAGGCGATAGAATTTGCAAATAGTCCGTCTGATTGGTTTTACATCGGTGGACAGTCGGGAAGCGGAAAGACGCACCTATGCACAGCTATTGCAGGCGAGTTGTTAAAGACTAAGCGATTACGATACATGCTATGGCGTGATGATGCGGTAAAACTTAAAAGCTATGTAAATGATGCGGTAGAATACAAAAAGCTAATCGAGCCACTAAAGACATGCACAGTGCTTTACATAGACGATTTTTTAAAGACAGGCAACAACGGAATGACGACAGGTGATATTAATATAGCTTTTGAAATTTTGAACTACCGATACAATAATCCAGAACTGGTGACGATTATATCAAGTGAATATTTACTAGCAGAGATTATAAGAATTGATGAAGCTATAGCAGGCAGAATCAAGGAACGATGTAAAGATTATTGTTTCGAGATTGGCAAAGATGTTAAGAAAAATTATAGGTTAAACGGTGAAATATGAGAATAAGCGAACTACCACCGCACATGAGAAAGCAAGTAGAGGATAAGATAGGCACGCCCAAGAAGTCCAAGTACGGAAACGTCAAGACACAGGTGGACGGAACAACCTTTATGAGTAAGCACGAAGCAGAGATATACAGCGAACTACAGCTACTAGAAAAAGCAGGCGAAATCACAGCATTAAGTCTACAAGTACCGTTTACGCTTGCAGGTGGCGTGAAGTACATAGCGGACTTCGTGTATTACGACAAGCGGAATCAAGAATGGACTGTAGCAGATGCAAAGGGATTTAAAACCGATACATACAAGATTAAGAAAAAGTTAATGGCAGAAATAGGCGTTGAAATAAGCGAGAGATAAAAAATATGCACATGGACACAACGCAAAAGGGAAGCATTGGAAATGGAGGAAAAACAATGAATAGCTCTAAGATTGAATATTGTACAAAAATGTGGAATCCTGTAACCGGATGTCTAAATTCATGCCCTTATTGCTACGCTAGAGGTATAGCGAAGCGGTTTAGTGGATGCTCTATTGGCTACGGTTTAGAAGCTGTAGCCAAGTTTAAAAAAGAGTGGGAATCTGGTGGATGCAAATATATGACTTTAGACGAACCTTTAAAACGAATCACGAAAAGTGGCAAGCTTGTAGACGCTCCATATCCGTGGGGGTTTGAACCAACATTCCACCGCTACAGACTAGACGAACCACAAAAGATTAAGAAACCGCAAACAATCTTTGTAGGCAGTATGTGTGACTTGTTTGGTGATTGGATTCCCGATGAGTGGATAGCAGAAGTGTTTGACGCTACTAACAAAGCACCACAGCATATATATGTCTATTTAACCAAGAACCCCGACAGATATTATCAGCTTTCGGACGATGTCGAAGATGGCGATGGAAACATAGTTGGCAAAAACTTATTTGGCATGAATGGAAGTAGCGTTAGTGGGTGGTTCGGTGCGACTGCAACGACTGTAAAACAGGCTATAAATGCGTATCAAAATATGAACTGTACATGGTTAAGCATAGAACCAATTCAAGAAGATTTTCAAGAGTTTTGCGACTACTTCATGCACTATGACCATATATATACAAATGCACAGCTGGTTAGATGGAAAGGAATTGTAATCGGTTGCGAAACAGGCAACAGGAAAGACAAAGTAATTCCAAAGCGTGAATGGATAGAAACAATAGTTGATGCTTGCAGGGAATCAAACACACCAGTATTTTTAAAAGACAACTTGATTCCGATACTAGGCAAGGAATATGTTAGGGCGAACCAGCAGTTATCATGGGAGGTGTAGAAATGAGATTGATTGATGCAGATAAGTTAAAAGACGAAATTTGTTGCAAATATGATGTGCATGATAGGTTTGAGGCTGATGATGTGCTTGACTTACTAAGCAACGCACCAACCGCATTACCTTGGATAAAGATAAGCAGCGATGATGATTTACCGCCAATGGACATAAAGTTTCTCGATGAAGTGTTTAGTGCTAGCGTATTAATAACAGACGGAGAACATGTATTCAAAGGCAAAAGAGAGAAGTTAAAAAATGAAAGTTGGTGGTGGAATACACTAGAGCAAATGTTCCACAAGGAAGATATAACACATTGGGCGCCACTACCAGAACTACCAAAGGAGGATGAATAATATGAAATTATGGATTAGAACACAGGGCAGAGAAAGATTGCTAGCATGTGAAAATATATGTATTTTAAGGCGAAAAGCAGGAGAAAATATCAAATATGCCATGAGAGGGATAGAGGGTGAAAACGAAATCTTTTTAGGAGACTACAAAACCAAAGAAGCAGCAATGGAAGTGCTAGACGAGATACAAAAGCATATAGCACATTGTCACGGTGTATACCAAATGCCCGAAGATAACGTACATGGTGAGGTGACAGCATGAGAAGATTTTTAATATGGCTAGTATGGAACGTGCCTTTAGGACGATTAGCACCACATATTTTAGGGTTGGCACTAGGTAAGCCAGCACAGATTGTATATATCTGTAAAGCTTGCAATGGCACAGGGCATGGCATGTACGAGGGTAATTGTGAAGCCTGTAATGGTACAGGAAGGAGAGATAAAAGATGAGCAAACAACTATTAATCTTAGGAACAAAATACAAGTATGAAGAAAAAACAGAAAAAGAAATAAGTGAGGGACTTAAATTCACAGCAGATGGAAGCTGTAATTACGAACATAGAACTATCCGAAGAAGAAGCAGAAGAAGCAATCGAAGCATGGAACAGGAGGGCTGAATAATGACAAAACGTGAACGTGGTGAAAGTATAGCGGCAAGGATAAGCTTAATCTTAGGTGTGATTGATGATTTTGAAGACGATGATATTGAACTCTTAAAAGAATTGAAATCCCAAATAGAGAGCAATATGAGTTATAACGCTTCTGTTTCGATTGTTGCTATGGCATGTGGTGGAAAAAATTACAATCAAACAATTGACGAAGCGAAAGTTAAAGAACTAGAACATATTATTGGACTGACTGAAGCTAGACAGATATTGAGAGATGAAGCAGAAGCGGAGTTAAGAATTCCAGATGGAAACAGTTTTTATCGTTAAGGAGGGAGTAAACAATGGCAAAAGCATATAAGTGTGATAGATTTTGAAGCTAATGAGGACTGGGGAAATAAAAGAGAAAGCGTTATAGAAGCATGGAACAGGAGGGCTGAATGATGAACATGTTACATAAATGGGACTTTGAAAAACGTGAATACGAAGAAGTGCCTAACGAGCTGAATATTAAAACCATGTATGAGATGGACGAGGTTGTGCCATGTGTGAACTGTCAAGAGCTAACCGAGTTTGGGGAAATGTATACATCGAGACAGTGGCATACTGCAAGAGGATTCGGCTATAGTGTGTGTGAAAAATGCAAAGCCGAAGAATACAGAAAAGAACATGAGGTTAGGTAATGGAAAAAGTGAAATGTTACGAGGAATCTATACTTATTGTTTACGTTGATTGCCCTGCTTGCAAGTTAGAATATGTACAAACTGATAGGCATAGTATTCCCGAAGTAGGAGAAACCTTTAAATGCTCTGAGTGTGGAGTAATATTCAAGGTTGTGGATAGTGTTTGTGAACAAGTAGGCAACGATTTTGAGGATGCTTTAATCGTCAAGCGAATTGAGGAAAAATAGGAGGACTAAGTGATGAATCTTGAAAATTATGGTGAAATTTTAACAATGATATTTATTATGTGGGGAGTGTTTCTTTTTATAATTTCGTTTACGTTGTTCGTTGTCTACTTTGTGATAGCATTCTTTGTTGATTTATACCGTGAACGAAGGAGGGCTAAACGAGGTTATTAGAAGAAGTATCACACAAGTTCGGTTGCAGTGTTGAATTTAATTACTACCAATGTGATGATAATCACGCAAGTGTAGCAGGTAATGAAATATTTTTAGGTAAATTTGAAGACGAGGACATCATGGCAGCTTTTGGATAAACTTGGTGTGTTTATGATAAGGAGGACTAAGGAATGAAAACAAGGATGAAATATTTGAAAATTGAAAATATACTTATAACATTATGGTTTGCTTTCATAGTGGCAATGCCATCGATAAGGGCATTAACTCTATACGGAGTGGCAATAGGTTCGTTATTCGTGATTATGAACGGTGGAGTTATGATTTATATATTAAAAACGAAGGTGTGGAGATGAGCGTAATTAGAGATGATAACAAACAATACCTAATATGTGATGGTGACTGTGGCGAAAAGATAGAACTAGAAGACTACCTAGACATACTAACTAAAAAGAGAGAGTTAGGCTGGAAGGGTAGATATGTAAAAGAAACCAAAACATGGGAAGACTATTGTATAGGGTGCTGGATAGAAAGGAAAAGGTGAGATGAGAATACAAATGGTATCAAGCGAAGAAATAAGGCATGAAAAAGCCCTTAAAAGAATACTAAATTATCATGGCGAAGAAGCACAAATAGATATGATGATTGAGGAATGTAGCGAGCTTATACAAGCTATATGCAAGTATAACAGGAAAGTACCTTCATGCGCAACTAATGCGGAAATAGAAATTTTGCTGGACAATGTTAGGGAAGAAATTGTAGACGTACAGATAATGCTAGACCAGATGAAGCTTGTATTTGGATATGACTATGAACTTGAAGAAATGAAAAGCAAAAGAACGTTAGAGCTAATAGAAAGCGAGGGACAAAAATGAACACAGTAGCATTGATTGGAAGAACAACTAAAGACACAGGGCTAAGGATGGCAGGCGAAATACCAGTAGCTAACTTTACTTTAGCTATAGATGACGGATATGGCGAGAAGAAACGGACAAACTTTATATCGGTAGTAGTATTCGGCAAGCAAGCCGAGAGTTGCGAAAAGTATCTGTCAAAAGGTAAGCTTGTAGGCGTAACTGGGAAAATCCAAACTGGAAGCTATAAAAACAAAGACGGTGCAACAGTTTATACGACAGATGTCGTGGCAGACCGAGTAGAATTTTTGGAATGGGGCGAGAAGAAACAGGAAGTTCCTGCTGGATTTGAATCAGCAGACGATGACGATGTGCTTTTTAGGTAAGGAGGTGATAACTATGAAACCACATATAGAGTTAAACGAAATGCCTAGTAGCTGTAAAGCGTGTCCATTAAGCGTGTCCATAAGCGAATACATTTTTGCCTGCAAAGCATCAGGTGAAGTGAAGCATAGTTTCACAAGCGAATGTTCTAGGGAAAACCAACGCCACCCCGACTGCCCTATCCTAACCGAAAGCGATTACTACACCCAAGAAGAATACATGGAACTAGCTACAAGGTTTGACGAGATGCGAAAAGAACTTGAAAAAGCCACACATGAAAAGTTCAAGGACAAAGATGTTAGATACGTTATTGAACGAATAGAGCAAGGCTATGTTAAACGATGCAACGAGCTAGCAGGTGAAAGGGTAAAGCTTTATAAGAAAATCGCAAAACTAGAAAACAAAGTAAGAAACATCAAAATACAGAATGAAAAACTTGCAGGCAGGCTTAGAGACCAACGTGAACAGCTTGCACAGCTTAATAAACGCAAAGTGAAAACACCGCAAATAACGTATTATTTTTCCACGCCTGAACCAATAGACGCAGAAAAGATGCTGACGTTTGTGGAAGAGCAAAAAGCTAGAGAATTAAAAGAAAAGCAAAAAGAAGAAGAATACAAAAGCAAACTGGAAGGATATATGCAAATGCTAAATTCCGAAGAAAACGAGCGCCGGCAAACAACGGAAGAAATTAGCAAGTATCAAGATGGGTATCGTGCGTTTAAACGAATAATAGAAGGTGCTGAAGATGAGGAATAACGATGAAGTTTTTAGATTTATGTGCGGGTATCGGCGGTTTTCGCCTAGGAATGGAACAAGCAGGTCATGAGTGCGTTGGATTTGTCGAAATAGATAAGTTTGCCGTCAAGTCATACAGAGCCATGCACTATACGGAGGGAGAATATTATGCAGATGACATTTTTCCCACGATGGAGGCGCTACTTTCGGAACAATCCTCCGCACTTTATGGGAATGTGGGTATGATGCAGGATGGCAGGTGCTTAACAGCAAGAACTTTGGACTTGCACAGAACAGAGAGCGTATCTTTATTGTCGGTACTAGAGGACAGCGTGGACGAAAAGTATTTCCTCTCACGGGCGATGACGGACAGGCTGATGGCGTACAAGGACAATACGCAAACACGCTTACAGCAAGATACACCGCAGGTGGGAGTGTGTCGTACATTATTGAAAGTGAACAGTATGCACAAGTTAAACAAATCGGAAACATAAGCGACCGTAAGGGCGGTTTCAGCAACCCGCAAACTGGCAGAGTTTACTCTGTCGATGGTATTGCACCCACATTAAACACCACGCAAGGTGGCGGACATGAACCTAAGATAGCAATTCCTGTAATGGTGTCAGAAGCCACTAAAAAGGGCTACGCAAAAGCTTTCGAGGGTGACAGTATCAACTTAGCCGTGCCAAACTCAAAAACTCGGCGTGGCAGAGTAGGTAAGGGCATAGCAAATACGCTAGACACATCTTGCAATCAAGGTGTAGTCGTAGGTGAAGAAAGGACAAACGACAATGGGAAGACAGCAGAAAGAAACACCATTGAAATATTGCGAGTATTGCAATCTGAAATTGGAACGGAAGCGTTATCCGAATGGCGACTTGCAATCGCTGCTGCATTTCAACAGGCAGAAATATTGCAACTCAGAATGCATGAGAAAAGCGTGGATTATAAACGGAAAGACGAGGGCGGACGAACGGGGCAGCAGAACCACAGCAAAGAGAATCATTTTCGATGTGATGCAATTAGAAAAAAGGTGCGAACTGTGCGGAAAAATAACGAAAAACATAGACGTTCATCACAAAGATGGAGACCCATTCAACAATTTGCTAACCAATTTGCAACGATTATGCAGGGGTTGCCATACGAAAGAACACAGAGAGAAAAAGTTTTGCAAAGTTTGCAAGAAACCTGCAAAGGGTCATTACTTATGCGAGAAGCATTTGAGAAGATATCGCAAGCATGGGAACCCATATATTGTGAAACTTGGCGGACAACTTTTAGAATTAGAAGGTTGATGCCAAAGGAGGCGTTCAGATTACAAGGCTTCCCCGACAGCTACTTTAACAAAGCACAAGCGGTTAACTCGGATAGCCAACTTTACAAGCAGGCAGGCAATTCCGTTTCAGTCCCCGTAATATACGAAATAGCAAAAAGGTTAGGTGATTAATATGAACATGAGCAGGGCAAAACGCCAACAAATGATACAGACGGTTTTCTTTATACCACACTATAATATCAAATGGATATCAGATGAAAAGTGGCAAGAGATGGCAAAGTCGGGGCAGAATCTGGCGAATAGCAGAAAGGGCAATGATGAAAGGTTTTAAAACATCGCCGTGTGACGGATGCAAAGACAGATATGTAACTGATGACGGCGACAGATGTCACAGCACATGCAAAAAATACGCTGAATGGTGGAACGAACGTGAACTGTGGAAGATAAAGACGAAAGAAATATACCACTACAATCAAGGTAAATACATGGCAAAGGTGAGGGATGCAAGATGATAAAATATTTTTGCGACAAATGTGGGAGGAAAATACTTGGGGAGAGATATAAAGTCTATTTAGGTAAACTTACAGATGATTTCCCTAGTATAGTCCCGCTTGATAAGTATAACCCAAAAAATGACTTTTGTAAGGAATGTATAGGTGAAATTAAAAAGTTTATAGAGGATTAAAAGCGAAAGAGAGAACCGAAGTTCCCCCTTAGGACAATACTACCAAACATGTGTTTAAATGTCAAGGGGGAAATATGAACGTTAAAAAATATTTAGGACAAGCATACTATTTGAACCAAAAAATCATTAGCAATAAAAGAAGATTGGAAGAACTGAAAGAAATGGCGAATTCTGCTGATATTGCAGAACTGTCTGGCATTAGGGTTAAAACGAGCAGGAAAGCCGATAAGACAGGCGATTTAGTGGCAAAAATCGTAGACTTTGAAGCAGAGACAGCCTCAAAGATACGAGATTGCCGAGACATGCTTGACACAATCGAAAAACAAATAGATTCACTAGATGATGCGAAGTTAAAAACTCTATTAATGAAGCGATATATGTTCTTCTGCACATGGGGTGAGATTGCGGTTGATATGGAAACATTGAACAACAAAAAGCCATACAGCGAGAAGCAAATAACAAGGTTGCACGCTCAAGCACTAGAAGAATTTGAAAAAAAATTTGGAAATGTCTTGGAATGTCTGTAAATGTCCTTGCATGTCCTTGTTTTCCTGATACAATGGTGGTGGTGAATAGTCTTCACACAAAGAAAACACACTAAACAAATATAGAAAAGCTTCTGAAAAGGGGCTTTTTTTGATGGAAACAGGAATAAATATGCACGGGCAAGGTTAATAATGCACAAAAGGCAAAAAATATCCCGAGTTAAGACTTTAAAACATCAAAAAACAACTAATAATTATTCATAGGTGACATTATGAGCGAAGATAAGAAGAAAACCACAAAGCCTAAAGGCAAGCAGGCAAAGAAAAAGGATACAAGCAAAGGGAAAAATCCAGTAGGAAGACCTACTGTAATAACAGATGGAGTAGTTCGGAAATTGGAAGACGTATTTCTTAAAGGGTTATCAGATCGTGAAGCGTGCCTGCATGTGGGCATAAGCCCAACAACCCTATATGAGTATTGCTCACAAAACCCAGAATTTGCGGAGCGAAAAGAGCTATTGAAAGAACAGCCTAAAATCAAGGCGAAGCTTAACATAAATGAAGAAATACAGAATGGTAATACAGGAGTATCACAATGGTATCTAGAACGCAGAGCAAAAGATGAATTTTCTTCCAAGCAGGAGTTTGATGTAAAGGCAGAGCAAACAATAACAACTAATCCGATTGAGAGCTTAACACCGGAGCAGATAAAGGCTTACGCAGCCAAATACTATGAAAAGGGATAAAGAGCTTGATGCCGCATTAGCAAAATTATCAGCAATCCATGAGGCACAAAACAATTTACTAGGATTTGCAAAATATACAGGTGCAAGCAACGGAAAAGAGTTCATTGCAAACTGGCATCATGAATTGATATGCAGAAAGCTTGACCAGTTCGTTAACGGCAACATAAAGAGGCTGATGATATTCACACGCCCACAAGTCGGCAAAAGTGAATTGACATCAAGAAAATTACCTGCATACATACTAGGGAAGAATCCGAACGCAAGAATAATAGCAACATCGTACTCACCGACACTTGCGGAAAGCATGAACCGAGATGTGCAGAAGTTAATTGACGGTGACGAATATAAGGACATCTTTCCTAATACACAGTTGTCAGGGAAGAATATAGTTACCGTAGCCTACGGTAACTATAAACGAAACTCGCAAGAGTTTGAGATTGTAGACAATTATGGTTCTTATCGTTGTGCGGGTACAGGACAAGGCATCACAGGCATGAGTGCGGACTATATCATTATAGATGACCCGCTAAAGTCAAGAGAGGAAGCAAATTCTGCGGTATACCGTGAGAAGTCATGGAGTTGGTATACCGACAGCTTAGATACTAGGAAACATAACGACACAGGGATAGTTCTGACTTGCACCAGATGGCATGAAGATGACTTGCCTGCAAGGCTATTAAAACAAGCAAAGAATGACCCTGAAGCCGACCAGTGGGAGGTTATTATTCTTCCTGCTGAAATGGATGACATAGAAAACAAGCACCCAGAAGACCCTAGGAAAACAGGCGAAGCTTTATGGGAGGCAATGCACAGTTCGGAAAGCCAAATTTCGACAAGGCGAACCGTAGGGGCTTACACATGGGAAGCCATGTATCAACAGCGACCAACACCAAAGGGCGGCGGTCATTATTTTAAAAGAACACAAATATCAACAACCCCTGGAGAGGGGTTTCTTGAATTTATACCCGCAGACGTTGAAAAGTGGGTAAGAGGATGGGACTTAGCAGCGACCCCCGAAGATGAGCGAGGGGATGCAGCGTATACGGCAAGCGTCCTGATTGGAAAACGAAAAAACGGACGATTTATTGTGGCAGATGTAACAAATCAACAATTATCTGCAAATGATGTGGAAAAGACCATGTATCATACATCGGCACAAGACAAAGCAAAATATGGATATGGTGTAACCGTGAAATATCCACAAGACCCTGGGCAAGCAGGAAAAGCACAAGCACAGAGACTTGCAAGCTTACTGTCAGGGTTTAATGTCAAATACGAAACAGAAAGCGGAGACAAGGCAACAAGAGCGACCCCATTTGCGGCACAATGGCAAGCGGGAAACGTGGACATACTTCTTGCACCGTGGAATGAAGAGTATATAACACAGCTTGAACAGTTTCCAAGCGGTAAATTTAAAGACATGGCAGACGCAAGCGGAACATCGTTTAACGAACTCGCAGAAAATCAAGAAGATAGCCTTATGAGCTGGCTATAGGAGACATTATGAACCAAATAACACTTGACCCACGCCCTGTAATCGCTACTAGCATGGAACTAGCAGCAGAATATGAAAGCAACGGCGTTTTTTCTCGTTTAATCGATTCTCTACCAGATGACGGATTGAGACATGGTTATGAGATAGAAACATCTGAGGTTGACACCGTAGAACATATCAGCCAACGCATTGATGACTTAAACGTTAATGTAAAACTTAACCATGCCCTAAAAATGTCTCGACTATTCGGCGGTGCAGTTATCGTCATGATTATTGATGACGGTAAAAGCATACAAGAACCGCTTGACATTGATAGTATACATAGTCTTGTTGATTTGCGTGTATACGATATGACACAAGCCATGCCCGACACAACGTCTTTATATATGGTTGACGAGAAGCAGCCGTGGAAGACAGGTGAGCCTGAGCTTTATGACATACAACAAAAGCACGGAGGCAGATTCAAGATTCATGCATCACGATGTCTAATATTCAAGAATGGCGAAACAGTAAGCCAATCGCTATACGGCGAATATGAGTTCTGGGGGTTGCCTGAATATTTTCGAAATGCAAGACCGTTAAGAAACTACATCGAACTGCACGACATGATAGTTCCTCTGATGAAGCGTTCAGCGGTAGGTGTATTTAAGACACCTAAGCTTAATGACATACTATCGGCACAAGGCGGCGAAGCCGTTGTTAAGAAGAAAATGAGCATACTCTCACGGATTGCAAACCGATTCAACTTTACAGCAATAAGTAGCGAGGAAGATGTACAGTTCGCAGCGGCAACTTTTAGCGGATTAAGGGAAATGCTACAGTCCGCAATGGCTGACCTGTCAGCAACATCACGCCACCCGCAAACAAAGCTGTTCGGAACAAGTCCAGGCGGGTTACAGGCAACAGGCGAAAGCGATACAGAGTTTTGGCATAGCGAAGTTGAAGCATTCCAAGAGCAGCAAATCAAGCCTGCAATAATGCAACTTTTGGAAGTGCTGATTTACGAAGCGATTTACGAAAATGTATGTAGCGGTTATCCCGATGACCTTGAGCTTAAATTCAATCCACTCGAAGTAATGTCAGAACTAGAGATTGCACAGCTTGAACTGCAGAAAATGCAGACCGCAAAAGCAAAAGCTGATACCGCCGAAAAACTGATTGATTTAGGCATATACGACACAGAAGAAATCAGAGAAGATGCACATGAAAACGGCGGATACGGCATAGAGATAGAACTCGATGAACACAGCGAAGAGTTTAGCATATTAAACGAGCGTACACCATACTTAAAGAAATTGATAGGAGGGCTGTAATGGCTAAGAAGATACGAGGACAGAAGGCATGGCGTAAAAGTCCGTCAGGTAGCGAAAAACGAAAAGAAGTGCCTTTAAAAGTTTTCCTTGACAAGAAGAACCGCCGATATCCTGTTATGACGTGGAGCGAAACGGAGGGCGACTACAAATACAGCAAACAGCAGTTACGAAACGCCATATCAGTCGCCAACTCACAAGGCGATAAAGCCATAAGTGCTAAAGCTAGTACGATACTTGCAAGAGAGTTTCCAAAAAAGGATGGCTACTCATATGTCGAAAAATTATGCGGTGTTAGTATGCCAAATTGCGACAAATTAGCTACAGGGGCGGTGACAATATGATTCGACATTCAACAATAAGACTGGACGAAAGTTTTTTTACGCCAGAGGGTTACTTTTTAGACGATGTAATAGTAACGACCTTAGGCGTTTTTGATTACACGGAAAGTGATGGCACAGTCCGTAAGGAAGCACGACTTCCTGAGCATGTGTTCTGCGAAAAGTCACTTGAAAGCTATAAGGGAAAACCAATAATAATAACCCACAGCACAAAGAATGATGGACTAGTTGATAGCACCGACTACAAAGACTATGAAGTAGGTACTATTTTAAAGGCTTATCAAGACGGCGACAATGTACGCTGCGAGATAGTTATAAAAGATGTTGAAGCGGTTAAAGCACAGGATAATAGAGAGTTGTCATTAGCCTATACCCCGAACAACATCATCAAATCAGGTCATTACGGCGAAGAGCCGTTTGATGAGATACAGACCGACATCCGAATTAATAATTTGGCGATAGTCGGGCAAGCGAGAGCGGGTTCAAATGCCCGACTAAACCTAGACGAGGAGGAAACAAAAATGGACAAAGACAAAATCATCACAGACAAAGAAGAAGTTGTCAAGGATGAAGATTACAGCTTGAAAAAAGAGATTGAAGACAAAATCGAAGATGCAGTTGAGGATGTCCTCGATGAAGTATTTGACGACAAGCCGTCTTTAGATGCCGATTATGACAAAGAAAAGAAATATGACGCAGAGTACGATAAAGAGGGCAGTTACAAAGAGGGTTACGATGCAGGTTACAAGGCGGCTGTTGCATACTACGCAAAAGCACTTGAAGAAACTGCAAAGGACTATGTAGAAAAAGACGAGCCGATACTTGATGCCGAAGTAATCATTGAGCCAGACGAAGATACTACAGTAAAGCTTGACAGCGTGGAGGAACTTCTAGACGTTAGAGAAACTGCTGCAAGAATCGGAATGGACGTAAAAGGTATGTCAATGCCAGCGGCTAAAACCAAAATCGTATCAAAGCTTATGCCGAGTATTAGGCTTGACGGTAAAGACATCAACACGCTTTATACTTTAGCGGCTGAGAAACTAGCAAGCAGAAAGCCTGTAAGTTCACAGTATCAAGGCATGGTTAGGACGGATAGCGTAAAGCATGGCAAATCGTCTTACGAGAAAGCACATGACGATTACACGTCAGACTTTTATAGCAATGGAGGTGAAAAATAATGCCAGTACAGACACAAGTAAAACCAAGAATGACAGTAGGAGCGGCTGGAACACATGTAACCGCATGGAGTGCTGCAAATGCACCGGTCAATACAAGAGCTTTGGAGGGCAATGTTGCATCTCCGTTCGGGCTTGCTTCAATTAGAGGCGCAATCCCTGGAAAAACAGTACATGTACCAACTGCGACATTTGATGCTGCTAATTTCGAAGGAGTTATCATGAATAACTTCTTGATTGAGCATGATTTGTCGGACGGGTATGTGGTTACTGATAATGCAGTTGGCGTATGCCGTCACGGTGACGTTTGGGTACAGGTTGCAGATGGCGTAGCAACCGAGTATGGTACACCAGTACAAGTTATTCCAACAACAGGACAATTTGGAATATCGGGTGGCATAGCAATAGACGGAGCAATGTTCACAGGCGAAGTAGTTGACGGGCTTGCACCCGTAGAATTTAGGAGGGGTTAAGCGATGAACAAATACATAGAAGAATTAAACAAAATTGAAGTGAACCCCTCACATGTGGCGGCACTTAAAAGTAATCCTGCGTTTGCAGAGCTTATTACACAAACTAAAACAGGCGACACAAGGCTTGACAGTCTTGACACGTCTGCATACTACTTCTTGCGCCAGCTTGAATATGTCAAAGCAAAAGTGCTAGAAGTGAAATATCCAGAACTTACAGCAAGAAAAATCTTTCCTGTTGACCATTCAACGCCACAAGGTGCAGTACGCACGAGTTACGAAGTAACTGATATCATCGGCGGTGCAAAGGTTCAGGCAAACCATGCAAACGACATCAAAAGAGTTGATATTACAACCCATTACATTGATGTCGAAATCAAGAATGTATCAAACTTCTATGATTATTCATGGCGTGATTTGAGAGCGGCACAGTTTAGCAATACACCTTTGCAAGAACGCAAAGCAAAAGCATCGCAGCGTGACATCGAAGAACAGTTGAATGCTTTAGCATGGGCAGGCGACCCAGCATTTCAAATTAAAGGTGTATTATCAGATGGAAACGGCATAACAAATAGCCCGATGCCTGGCACTTTGAGAAGTTTCACGAGTGCAAGAGATTTAAACACGGCGATTACTGACAAGATAGCTTATGTTCATTCACGCAGTAGAGGTGCATTTTCACCTGATACGCTTGTCTTGCCACTCGCTGAATACGATTATCTATTTGATACAATTTGGGATGGCACGGCAATGGTTTCGATAGGTAAATTCCTACTTGATAATAACCGCCACCTGAAAAGAATTTTACCTGCACCTGAGTTGATGGCAGATAGCGGATTAAACAGATTCAACGCACCTGTAGGCATGTTGTTCGAATATAACAAAGACAATATGGCAATCGAAGTTCCTATGCCACCTACAATGCGACCACCACACCAGACACTAACGGGAGTACAAGTGTTAAATGAAGCTGAGACAGGTGGAATGTTTATCAAGCAGCCTTTATCAGCCTTAATTCTGACTGGACTATAGGAGGTTTAACATGTTAGTAACAAACAAAACCAAAAATCCGATGGTTTTCGGAACAACTCAAATTGAACCGAACCAAAGCGGAACACTGTTACCACCATTTGACAAAAACCATGCACTCATTGAGGCGTGGATTGCTAAAGGTTGGCTTGTCTTAGGCAAAGTCAAATACGTTGAAGTTGTTGACGATTCGATAAACGAACCTGTTGAAGAACCGACAACAGACGAGTTAATAGAACTTAAAGAAGTTGACGATATGACGGTTGAAGAACTAAGAGACGAACTCCGCACGGCTGAAATATCTTTCGGCAACAGCGGCGAGGCTAGACTTAGAGCGATGGTAACAGATTTAAGGGCAAAATAATTGTAACAAGGCATTAGCAATAGTGCCTTGCATAGAGTTATTTGAGGTGAGATTTATGCGTAAAATTATTATCATGTCGGGGATTCCCGCAAGCGGGAAAAGCACGATTACGAAACAATATTCAAAGCCTACTGATACGATTCTAAGTCGTGACGAATGGCGAATCAAATACAGGGGTGGTAAGTATACACCAAAAGAACGTGAGGCATGGCATGAATCAATCAATGCAAGTCTTAGGTCTTTAAATGGCGATGTATGGATAGACCAGACCACGTTAGGAATGTCATCACTTGCCAGTCTGTTGGCATCGATAAACATAACAGCAAATGATGAAGTTATCATATATCTGTTAAACACGCCTTTGGACGAATGTTTAGAGCGTAACTCAAAGCGAAGCGGAAACGAAAAAGTGCCCGAAAAGCAGTTGAAACATATGTATGAAACACATACCCAAAAGCCTATCACGGCAGATGGGATAAAGGCGATGAAACTGCCTTACAAGGTAACATTGAGGACGGTCAAATGAACTACATATACAATTTGTGTAAAATCAACACGCCTTATGTCGATAAGTGTATACACTCTTTGCGACTTGATGAGCAATGGATAACAATAAATGGAACTCCTATACAAATAGATGAAAATGGTTATCTTCAAGGTGAGATTGGAAAAGAAATCCAACGAAATGAAATTGCTAAAAAGCATGGAATTACCGAAAGTGAAGACAGGGGGAAACCGAGCGAAACAGGCGAGATGAAAACAGCAATAGTTTACCATGGTTCAAACGCAGAGTTTGATAACTTTGACCCATCCGAAATAGGGGACAAAAACCAAGTCAACCAGTTCGGCGAGGGATTTTATTTTACTGATGACCCCAGCATTGCAAGAAATTATGGGGATAATGTTTATGCAGTTGAATTGCAATACAGCACAGACAGACGAACGGCAAAAAGAACAGGTGGGCAAAGAGATTTTATGTACAATGCCGATACGGGTTACTGGGTAATCCCGCAAGCCAGCAGTGGAAACATAAGAATCCTTGAGAGGAACAAGGTGACGTAATGGATTACGAAGAAATCATAATAGAGCCTTATGAGCAGCCGACAGCGGAACTCCGTTCTGGTGAGCTAGTTGTCTTAGACTGGTTTACAGGTGACACGGGAGATGAAGCACCACGCACTATTATTCCGTCTAAGTTGACAGAGGAAGAAATTGCCAAAGCAATCGAGGATACCGAAGCTTTAGAGCGGCGAGTTGAAACGCTTATTGATGAGAATGTTGGTGCAATATCCAACGCAAGATTATTTGAAATATGGAAAGGAAAGTAAAACAATGGCAAATGATGTAAAAAAATATTTCATAAGTGAAGACGGGTGGATATTTATAGCCCCCATAATCCAAGCAGCTATAGAGGCGGCGAACAAAGTAACGATTTCAACAACTATCGATGAAAACAGCACGAATCAGACTGTAGCGGCAACGGCAACGGTAAGGGATTTTGTTAATAGTCGAATAGCGGCATCGCTTACAACGGGTGCTACTAAAGTTGACACACTTCCACCGACAGGAACACCTGGAACGCTTTATTTGCTTAGACATGTTAACAATGTAAACGGAGAAGATGTTATAAGCTTCACTATGCATGTATGGGACATAATTGAAGAAGAATGGATTGACTTAGGTGCTTACGAAATAAACATGGATAACTTTTGGGCAAAAGATGAACTGCTTCCAATGAGCAACGCTAGGCTATTAGAGGTTTGGGAAGATTCAGCCCTATAAGAGGTGCATATTTTATGAGAGAATTTTTAAATGGAGAAAATGTACCAGAACTAAAGCGACTACTTAGAAACATTATACCGCCACGAGTTAATACACACCCGATTGTGCGGTGGCAAAATACAGTTGGAGTAGGTCTGCATATTAAGACTAACATTCCAGCGACTACAGCAGGGAATGTGTATTGCCATATCTACGGTGACACAGAAAGGCTTTTGCGTGGAATTGATACGCAGATAAGCTTTTATCATACTGCCGCAGGTTTGGCGACAGCTACCCAAATGACAATGTTAAATAAGGGATTAGAATACAATCCATTTAGCACGTTTGTAGATACAGATAACACTATATCAATCTATCTGCCACACCATGAACAACGCACATTGACATATGTTGAGGTGTACTGGGGCGGAACAGGCACGGTAGTTGACCGTGAACCAAGACCTAACAGAGCTGTAGATGTTATCAGAGTGACAAATCCAATAACGACAGGGAATCAATTTGTGAGATGTCCACTTGCTAACGTGCATAACACGGGTGCAGGAGCATCGAACAGAACCATCACACGCTTTGTAGCAACAGAAAACGGAACAGATGACAGGCGTGGTAACAGCAGAGCCAACGCATGCAGAACTGTAGCACAGGCATTAAACCTAGCAGGGAACACTACAAGCGGATTGATATTAACAATCAATAGGCAAGTAGCGGCACAGCCGGCGGCTTATGACGCAGCTATACCTTATGCGGTGAACGCAGAAGTAAGTCATGCTGGATTTGTTTGGAGACGTAGAGTAGCAGGAACAGGAACAACCCCAGCATTAACAGCAGCAGGGGTTGAGGCATGGAATATCGTACTTGAAACAGCCGCAACATGCGTATTACAAACTGGCGTACAATGGCGAGGTGCATACTCAACAGCGGCGGCTACGACTTATGTGTTAGGCGATGTGGTTACATTTGCGACTGGCTTACCATCGCCGAATAATAACATGACATACATTTGTATACAAGCGATTGCAGGTAATAACAACGTGCATACAAGACCGAGCGGCACGCTTGTACCGACTAGAAACTGGGCGCCGATTGGAAGATTTAATCCAGTCCTTAATGTGACAACTACAATCGCAAACTGTGCATCATTACAGATAAATAGCACAGCACCGTTACTGAATGTTATCCAGCTTGTCAATTTAACTGTAACTAACAATAATTCAGTTTTGATAGCCACTCCGATGGTAGTTGGTGGGACTTTTACGGCTTCGACTTGCGGTGCGTTGAGTGCAACAGGAATTTTCCATGCTAACTCAATAGCCGCACATAATACGGGGACTGTAAACTTTACAACCACCTTAACGGCTTCGCTTATTTCTCACACGGCGTGTGGACTTGTAGCGTATCGAGGGACGACTACCGTTATAACCGACAATCCGACACGAGTTGCTGTGACTTGCAGGAACTCACGAGTGATATTCACGGGTACAACAATACTGCGTGGCAATAATCGGGGCGCGAGTGCCGCTGGAAACGTAGCTGCTACGAATACCGCCCACGCCATGACCCCTAACGAGGGCGGAATAATCGAATTTACCGGCGGAACATCTGCAACAAACGTCACCGTTACGATTGAGGGATTTGGCGGTGGCTATATAAACGCAAGCTTTGGCGGTGTAGTTAGGTTCAATAACCGAACCATGACGCTCAACATTAGTGCGTTAAATATGCTTGCACAGCCAGCAACATTAGCGACACGCTTCGCCATTAGAGCAGAAACTACAGGCACGGTTATTCGGGGACAGAACTGTCAAACAATAAACCGCAATGGAATGACAGATCAGCGTGTGACTAATGGCAGATTCTTTGACGAGAGAAATCCGCAAGGTACGGCAATAGCATAGAGAGGGTTATGATGAGTAGATTACAAGCAATACAACATTTAAACGAATTGTCGAGTGAGTACGAGGGCAACGAAAAACTCGTCCAGCTTTTAACAGAAGCATTAAACGTTGTTGAAGACGAAACACCGTATTACGACATGCCCGAAAACTACAATGACGATATACACAACTGCGATGATTATTTGATATGCTGTGAGGACGATGAATTAACGCCCCGACAGGCGCTTGTTTATAAAAACGCAGTAGCACATATAAAGGAGCAATAACATGAACATGGCGATGTATACAAGCGGTGAAATGGTAAAGTTTAATACTGGTGAACTTGCTTTGTATGTAGGTGAGCAGCCAATGCCTCCAGCACTTGTGCTTTTCCGACTATTTGCACCAGAGTTTTCAGAGGTAACGGACGATATTGTAAAGATTTGGATTAACTTAACAATACCGCTTGTTAGCACTAAGCTGTTTGCAACTGTGTATTCACAAGCATTGGCACTATTAACAGCACACCGAATGAAACTGGCACAACTAGCAGAAAATGCCGCTAACGGCATACACCCTGTAAACTCTATCAGCGAGGGCGGTGCTTCGTTGTCGTTTGGTGTATCTGTAGCAAGCGTTACGGACGATGAATTATACCTAACCTTATTCGGCAAGCAGTTCATAGAACTTCGCAACCGTTTCTACATAGGAGGGATTACAGGTTGAAATATCTTGAGAAGCTATGCCCTAATATAGACATGCAAGAGGTATACCGCATATACCATGGCGGTGGTGTTGGCGTTGTAGTTCTGAAAGACGGGAAAATATTAACGGGCAAGCGAACTGATAACGGATTATATTGTGGTGCAGGCGGTCATATAGAAAAAGGTGAAAGCCCGTTGAAAGCCGCAATCCGTGAAACAGAAGAAGAGTTTGGAATAACTCCGATTAATCTGAAGTTTATGGGGCAATACAACTTTGTCAAATCAGGGTACGGAATGCCCTATTTGTATATTTGTACTCAATATGAGGGAAAACTTAAAGAATCAAACGAAATGACTGATATTAGATGGGAAGAGCCCAAAGATGTAATCGGAATGGGATTACAGGGGTTTAAACCATTTGTTGATAGTGTTGAAGGATTATATAAAGGTGGATATTTACGCCTTAAAGACGGCAAGCCACATAAAAAACATATTGAGCATTTGACCAAGCTGTTAAATTGTGTTAAACTAGACGAAGATAAATGGATAACGATGAACGGTACTGCCATAAAGGTCGAAGATGGGCAAACACCGAAAGAAGCCGGCGAAACATTCGCAGGGGTAAAAGAATTAGAGCGTGAGCATGAGGCGGCGGGATTTAAAGTCGCCGATGACAATAAAGTTGTCGAGTATAGAAAAAAGAGTAACGAAGTTTTTGCAACACTTAGCGATGAAGAACGAAAAAGTATAGAGGGATATACGACTGGAGATTTTGCAATTATTAACAGCCATCTTAACGGCAAGGAAAAGGGTGTTGGAGCTAAACTAGATGCAGACATAGAAAATATTGACAGAGTGATTGATAGGTTTGAAGTAACCGATAACCTAGTGGCTTTCAGAGGCACAGCCGCTGAACACTACGAAGGACTTAACGTAGGTGATGTATTCACAGAAAGAGGATTCTATAGCACATCGCTAGAACGTGGAATAGCAACTGAATTCCTAGGTGAAGCTGCTCCTGCGGGGAACACCCCTATCATGGCAGAGGTTCGTGTTCCTACAGGGTCGAATGCCTTATTTGTAGGGCATAACGGAAATTCGGGATGGGATGAAAGTGAGTTGTTAATTGCTCGAAATACTAGATATAGAGTTGTTGATAGGTCAAGTGAGAATATAGTATTGGAGATAGTGCAATAATGGAAAAAGATTTTAAAAAAAGCATAGAAGAATCATACATTAATAGAAATCGAGAACAAGAATATTTGCCATTTGATTTGTATGTCAAGCATATTTTATTATCGCATCCTAGTGTGATGCAAGACAATAAGTCTATGCTTGCATTCCCTGAAATTGTAGCCGAACTAAATAATGATATTGAAAAATATGGGAAAGCAGAGGTTAAGCAAAAAATACTTAGTAAATATGTAGAGCTTAGGGGAAAAGAATATCAATGATAAATGTAAGAAACAAGAAAGCACACTTTAGCAAGTGTGTTTTTTAATGCAAAAGAGGAAAATTCATGAACTTTTACAACATACACTATGCAAGTAGAAAGAAAATAGAGCGGCGGTTCGGTGACAATGAAGAACTTGAAAGTAAGTATGTTCCTGTGTTCCCGTATTCTGCAGAGCGTGATTATCAAAAGCTTGCAAGGGATATTCAAAGGGATTTTGACAGGCAATTCGAACCATACATGATAGCTGCTATCAATGCTATCATGATGAATCAATCTTTGCCTAGCAGTCCGACATATCAGCCACCCGATTATTTGCAACGCAGGATTAGAGCGATTGCGACAAAGGTTGAACGCCATGCAATACGTCAATGGTCAACATCGGTAAGGCGTACACTAGGGATAGAGATAAACAGGGACTATTATCACAGCATGGTATCGGCGTACATGCAAAACTGGATTATCGAGCAAGAGCGATTAATCCTTGACCGCATACAGACTAAAATAACGGAATTGATGGATATATTTCAAACACCGTACGAGACCGTACAGGAAATAGCGACTACAGCAGACAGAAAAAGCGGTCAAATACAGAGTTCAATCAATACTCTGGCAATATCAAATGTAGCGATTGCTAACGCCTTAATGGCTGAAACATTTGCAAAAGACGCAGGCAACGAAAAATACCGATGGAAAATTCGTCCTTATGCTTCGATGACTGGCACGAGGGCAGACCATGCAATATTAGACGGTGAGATTTTCCACTTTGATGACCCACCAGTTACAGACCACAGGACAGGAGCGAAAAACAATCCTGGACAAGACTTTAACTGTCATTGCGTGGCTACTCATATATATAAAAAATTGAGCGGTGTGATCTTAGCAGCAACCGCTGTGAATATGTATTTAGGAGATTGATAGGAGATTGATATGAAATATCTTGAAAAATATGGAATTAAAACGCCTTACATTGATAAATGCGTATCTGTTCACTTAGACGAAATCGACCCAGACGGTTGGCGAACAACTGAGGGGGGGGCATAGGATAAACATATCGCCTGACGGTACTATTAATGCCGGAATGGGCGGAAAATTTACAGGGCAGAATGTTGGCAGCATTAAGAAACAACAAGGGATTGCAACCCCGCCAACTTCCGAAACAAACATAAAAGCGTATAAAGTATATGGGAGCGAGGCTAAAGGAGAGCAACATATATACGTTGATGGTGAAAAAACTATGCTTTCCGATTTAGGCGACACGGCTTATATGACTGACAACAATAGGGATTTTGGAAGTTATAAATCTGGACGAATGGAAGAATACGTTTTCATAGGTTCGGGCAACGAAAGATTCTTAAGTGCAGACGGCGGAATTAAGCCATTTGAGCCGACTAGAGTAAGTTATTCCACGTTTAAGTCCCTTCAAAATGCAAGTGGCTCAGGATTTCTAGGTTCTAGTAATTACAATCCTGCAACTAAAACAATAGACATATTTTACAGAAATCCATAATCGAACAAGCAAGATCGAAAAACTATAGACACCCACAAGTGTCTATTTTTATTTATAACAATTCAACCTTAAAGGAGGTAATAAAATGGCAGCAAGAGTTCCATTCCCCCAATCCCCACCGGGCACTCGCTTTGATATCCGAAGCGAATCGATACTAATGACACCTGCATCAGTACGAGGTGTAGTGTGTGACATGATGCCTATGACGTGGTTTAATCCAGATGAAATGGTTGAACTACACGCAAGTATATGGGCTACACAGGCAGCAATACCGCTAGTAGGTATATCTAAGGCGGCAAAAGAGCCTACAGAAGAATATCGAAGAAACATGTTTAGAAGCTTGTTCTTCTTGATGTACGGTGCATCAAAGGCTTGCATTTTCCCGCAAAACACAGGCGGTGCAAAAGCGACCGCAACATTGGGAAGATATACATTTACAGCCGCAAAACATGGTACTGATGGCAATTTGATTGACATTGTGATAGGGCAAGAGGGTGAACACTTTACATTGGCACTATTGTTCAACAAACAGTCAATTGGAAACCCGATACAGTTTACTATCGAAACAGGGCTTCCAGAAGCATTGTATGACCTTGTAGATATAGTTGACAGCGGTACAGGCGATGTAATAATTGGCGAAGTTGCACTTCTGGGCGGTAATAACGGCACTATAGGCTCTTATGCAAGCAGACAACAGGCATATCAAGATGCAGCCGCATTAAGGAAATGGCAAGTGATATCATTCGCTATGAATCCGGATGAAGCCAATTATGCACAGTCAAGGGTAACTTTCCGCTCATGGTTAAGGCTTTTGAATGACCAAGAACAAGTATACCGCCGAGGCATGATGTACGGTGCATTTTCTGACCCATTGGCAGGAATGGACGACTTCACATTGACCGTAGTTGCACAAGAATATGAATGGCTTGGCGAATACTGGATGACCCCAGCGGACGGTGTTAGGCTTCAAACAGGATTATCCGCAGCAAGTCCGAACAATGCGACACGAACCGCTGATATTGTAAGAAATGTAACTAATGTCAGACCGCTTTTGAATCATATCCAAGAACAAGATGCGGATGATAGGGGTCTATTTATACTTTGTGAGGGTGCAGATTCAGGCGTATTTATCGTTTATAAGGACATAAACAGCTTTGTGTCATGGGTAGACGATAGAAATTTACAATGGCGTGAAAACGATACCATAGATGCCCTACATGATTTCATGGTTAGATGGCACAGAATAGACATAACTCAAATTAGAGGCAAGGTCGACAACTACCAAGCACAAGCACGCACGTTAAAAGGCGAGGCAGACAATCTCTTCCGAACAATGGAATTAGAGGGTGCATTCAATAATCATGATGTTTCAAAACTTACTGTAATTATGGGTGTTACCCCAACAACAGCAAGAATTGAAGCTCATGATGTCCGTGTAACTAATAGGGTCATAGGGATAAGCTTCCCGATGCGTATAACATGGTAGGAGGTTTAACATGGCTATAAATCCAATGGCGAGACGTGTGCATCAAGCAGCTGTCCGCTCAAAATTTACGCTAGTAGAGATTAGCGAAGCGGGTTCTCCAGTCACATTGAGGGGCGAAATGACTAGCATTAACGTTGTTCCACAATACGAAAATTTTACAGTCCCCGTGCTTGGCGGTGGAACTGAAACAGATACATCTTTAACACACTATGTAATCACATTAAATTATGTAGTCGGCACAGATGGCGGTTTTTGGGAACAGATGGAAATTGATAAGTTAGCAGGAAATCAAAGACATATTTCCCCTGTTTTAACAACAGACGACCCGAGAAGCAGAAGAGTAAACGGCGGCAGAGTTTCGCGATACAACGAATGCCACATGCTTACTCATACAGGCTATGAGGACGCTGATTCTTCAAACAATACCGCTAAAACGGCACAGGTGACGTTACATGCACCTTTTGACAGCAAGGTTGTATTGTCTCAATTTAATCCTGTGCAGGGTTAGGAGGAACCATGAACGCTTTAGTATCACGATTTAAAGAAAAAGAACAACGATTAGCAAGAGAAAAGAAAGTCACCATAAAAGTTGATGGTGAAGACCAAGAGTTTACTATAGTTCCGATGGACTATAGGGGGATTTTTGTCGCAATGCAAATGAGCAACATGGAATCTTTTGAGTTGGCTGATGAAATGGCAACTCTTATAGAAAAACACACTATAGAAGTGGCAGAGGCTGCAGCATTGGCAGTTGATATGCTTAAAGAATCACCCCCAAGAAAGCTTTTGCCAGGCGATTTTGCGGCTACATATTTTGGAACTGAATCGGCACTCGAATTATTCCTTGCTATACGAAACTTTACAATCGAGGCAAACAAAGAAACCGAAAAAAACACAACAGAACTTGCAGAAATAGCAAAGGACTGATTAACGGCGTTTGGGAAGATGGAACAAGGGTATCACCTGAGTTGTTTTACGCAACACATGCGTTGATTAAATACAGTGTACGACCCGAAAAATTTCTATCCCTTACGCCCGAAATACAGGCTATTTATAGGGCTGTAATTGATATGCAACTTCAACACGAGGAAGATTTAAGAAACAAACAGGGGGAAGAATAATGGCAGAAATACGCAACATTTTCATGATTGAAGACCAGGCTTCCCCTGTTCTTAATGCTATTCGTGATGCCGCAAAAGAAATCGTTCCAGTATTTGAAAAACTTCCCGAAATATCAAGCGAGATTATAGACTATACTGAGCTTATGGGGGAGACCTTTGAAGAAAATACTGAAAAAATAGCCGAAATGACAGAGGCTATCAAGGAAAAGGCAGAATCAATTGACGAAACAGCGGATAGCGTTGAAAGGCTTGGTAAGAAAAGTAAAGATGCTATGCAGGGCATGGGGCAGGCGGCAAGCGGAATAGCTCGGCTATTGTCGCAAGTAGGCTTGTTACCGAAAGAATTTGCACGAACAACAATGGCAGTAGGTCAATTAAGGCGTGGAATGGGTTCTACGTTGCCAGTCATGGCAAAATTTACGGCAATGCTGGGTCCCATTATGCTAATATCTACGGCGGTCATGGCGGTAGTTAATACTGTGATGATGTTACGCAGGGAAACAGAGGAAGAATTACTTCCAACATTTGAATCTTTAATTAGCATGTCAGACCGTTTATCAAGTGCTAGTGAACGTTTGTCTTGTAATCTAAGCGAAAATGTCACCCATATAGCGGCTTTAGCTAATGCTGCTGACATGATACGTTCCGCAGCAATTGAACAATCGATAAATGCCATATTTTCTCGTGAAACTATACAAGAATGGTATGGCACTACTATCGAACTTGGCGGTCATTTTGTCGAAACAGTTGTTGAATCCTTATTTGATGCAACAAAGGCGAATTTTGAAGACTTGTCTGACTTAACAGCCTATCAATTAAAAGAATTTGGCGAAACTATAGAAGAATACGTTTTGCTTTATGATCTTATTCGTCAGCACGGAACTGAATCACAGCAAGAGTTTGCAGACCAGTTAGCCGAAGTTTTGCAAATGTTTAACAGAAACACAAACGCAGCAAGCGAATATGAAGCGGCTTTGCAACGTTTGCAAATAATAGAAGAACGCCGACAAGGCTCGATGAGACGTATTTTAACCTCATACCGAGACACTTATTCCGCTGCTGAAAGTCTAAGGTCAGCACATGAAAGTCTTACACATGCAATAGCTGGAACAGACAGCGAATATGGTTCTCTGCTTGAACATTTTAATGCGGTTATGAATTTAGCACCCGAATATTTGATGATGCTATTTGACGAATACGGGGCATTGCGAGATGTTGAAGATGCGGTTTATGAAGTCACGCAGGCACAGATTGAACTTTTGACGTACAGACAAAAGAACGCACTATTAGATACTGCTGTCATGTGGGATTATGAAGGCAATGTACTTGGCATACATGCCAATGTAGTTTCATCTTTGGCAGACAATTATAGAGATTTGGCAAACGCTAGAATGGTAGCACTTGCGGCAGCAGTTGGCGAAGGAACTATAACACAAGCAGAGTTTGACCAAATAAATAATATGATGCAAAGTCTTGGTGAGATGGGTAGTCGTGCAAGTGCGACGGCTAGAGAACGAGGCACAACACGCCAACCGACAATCCGAGCAAACGGAGCAATGCTTGTGAACGACCCTGCAAATTGGGAAATCAGAGGCGAAATCATAAAGCTGAAAGAAGATGTTGCCAAACGGCAATTTTTTGGCGGCGTGTATCAAAACATGCCTGCTCCGCATATAACTTTAGACGGAATACAAGTTTATGCCGCTGACGGCATGAATGAAACACATCTTGCCGAAACCGTTGTCAGCATGGCAGTTGATAAGGTTGCACAATGCTTGAAGCAATACTATCGTACTGATTTACAGAGGTCTAACTAATGATAACACCGATGAGAGATACATTTGCATTGCCACTTGAACGCACCCAAAACAACACTTTAGCGTTTGGGTACACTCAAAGTATAGGCAAGCACGAAACACGCATTGACGGCTACGTTGATGGCGTTGAAGCATACAGGCAATTTGTGCATCATTGTTGCCATACAGAACGTGGAACTGTGCCATGTGTTGATGACAATGAGGGCGTGGAACTAGAACAGTTTATTGGAAAACCGTTTGGATTTTTAAAATCAAGAGTAGAGCGTGTTATTCGAACAGGATTGATGATGGACGAACGCACGGTATCGGTAAACATGACTAGCTGCATACTTACATCATTAGGTCAAGCAGAAGTATCGTTTGACATTGACAGCACAGAGGGGCGTATTGAATACGGATTCATAATACCTTTATAGGAGCATAGCATGACAAGAGAACTTGAAACATTTAGAAGTGAAGTAGTTGCCTTAATATCTAAGCATCAAGGCAACAGAGATTTTAATACGTTACTATCATCTATTTTGGCAGACTTGAATGAGCTATCCGATAGCCGAATGAACGCAAGAGAAATTCTGTCAAGAATGTTTACGACTTTAAACAAAGACCGTGCAAACCCTTTTGACGATAGAACTTTTACGCCTGCATTTCAAGCAATGATGCCAATTGCAATGTCAACAAGTGAACTATCACAGCTTTTAGAGATACTTAGAACACAAGTATATGTGCATAGTGCAACGGGTGACTTTCTTGACGAACTAGGGGTTGACCATAACTTTCCGAGATTTGAAGCGTCGCCAAGAGTTGCGGCAGGAATTACAACAGGATTGGTTACACTTGACAATACACCAACCCCACTTCCGACCGATTTTCCGATTGGAAGCAGATTAGCAACGAGAGATACAGGCGTTCCGTTGATATTTGAAATTATTGAAACATTAGACGGTAACGCTACATATAGACATATTCCAGAAGAACCGTTTGTGAACGGAGATATAGCCAATGCGTATTTTGGTGAGTTGTCACAAGCGTCACCGATAAACAATTTTGTTAGTGCAACAATAACAGCGACTTTAAGACCAGGACAAAACAGAGAAATAGACGAGGAATATAAGCGTAGATTCTTGGCATTTTTGCAAAGAAAGGCTTTTGCTGCAAACGTGGCAGCTTACAAGCAATTTGTGCAAGCCATAGACGGTGTTTATGACTTGATGGTTTTCCCTTGCTGGCGTGGTGCATGGCATGTGAATATATCCATAGTTGGGGCTAACGTTGAGCCTGTCAGCCAAGAGTTTTGCGACATTGTGCGAAGCGAAGTTGACCCACGAGTACGCTCAGGAACGGGCTTCGGAATGGCAGCGGTAGGACATAGAGTAAATGTAATGACGCCCGAATATCAAGGGTTCAACATTGATTTACCACTGGTATTAAGGGCAGGGGTTACAATAGGACAAGCATATCCGATTATTAGACAAATAATTTATAGATATATAGACGAGTTAAGGCAAGCAGTATTAGATACATGGGATAATACATATTTTCAATCATTTTCAGGAATTGATAATTCTCCGATACAAAACAAGGTCGTTGAATTCGAAGCTGACATATTATCAATAACTGGATTTATTGACGATAACAGAAGTTTGTTTGCGGGGGATACAAATGCAGCGATAGAACGCATGTTGAAAACGCTAGAACATTTTCCAGCAGCGTTACAGATACAAACACACACTTTTGAGGTTTTATTACAACCTCAATTTATCGGTACAAGAATTTTGCAAGAAGCAAGCCAGTTAGTCTTTAGTGTAGACTTTGCAAATATAAGAATTGACGGTGGAGCGTGGATAAACGGATTCCCGATAGCCAGTACAGAAACATTACAGAGACTTCCGAAGCTTGAAACGCTTAATATAATCGAGGTTTAAAATGATAAAAGATAATATCCATCGCAGACTGTATCGTGACAACAAAGAAGCTAACGAAATATGGGATGCTACCCAGCCAGAACTAGATGCAATAGGCGAAGAAATTAGGCGAACCATTAGAAATACAAGAGCATCTTTGGCAGACCTTGAGGGGATTGAAATTTGGGAAACTAAGTTATCAATAATCCCTGATTTGGCACGAGATACACCAGATGAACGGCGTGACAGGGTTTTAGAAGTCTTGAGGACTTCTCCGCCGTTTACCGAACTTTGGCTTGCGTGGCAAATTTACTTGCGTTTCCCGAACGGTGGGGTTAGCGTTGATATTGCACAGCTTATAATGCATATTTCAATGGATGTCGAAGACCCATCCATTGAGGGTGCTACACGCACCCGAAGACATGCGAGAGAATTCGTATCATGGCTTAGAAGTTGGATTCCTGCAAATGTTTTGCTGATGATTTATCCGTCTATCAGGTATGATTTTCCGCTAGAAACATTATATACAGGCGGACAGCTATACCCGATGGATAAACGCATATTTAAAGATGGAGGACTATAATGGATAGAGTTGCAAGATTTTGGATAACCAATTCAGGTCGTGAACATATAGCGGGACTTGGAGCAGGCGAAGATTTAATAATACATGAAATCACCGTTGGAACAGGCAATATATATGATAGCAGTATTGACCCGAGAGAAATTACAGGCTTAATATCTCCCATAATTCCTAAATCCACAATGACAAGAACTAATCCCGTCAGAAACGGAACCAATATACATTTTACAGCACAGTACAGAAGCGACTTGAACCGTGATACAGATACTTTTGTTTTGCGTGAATTCGCAGGGCTTTTAGTGGACGGTACGGTAATATTTTACGGCACTTTAGGTGATAATGGCTATGATGCTATAAAGCATGATGATAGTGGTGATGAGTTTAATCAGCCACCATTTTCAGGTTACATTGTAATAGACCTTGCGGAGGGCGTAGGATTAACATTCAACTTTCCTGCCGACGCATGGGTTACACATGATGAAATACAAGAAATATTTAACCATATAGGTGACCGTGTTTCACAAAAAGAAGTGCATGGGTTAAAATTTGAGCGTGATGGTGAAGATTGGACTATATTTATTGATGGAGAACCCATAGAAATCGGTGGCAGAGGAATTATTGTGCCACCATACACCGAACCACAAATTCCAGTATCTGACCTGCTCGACCCCGAGAACCCTCGGTATCTGCCGAGAACGATAAACGCAGATGCGAAGCCTGTGCGGAACTTTAGAAGTGAAAACTCACTGCGTAGGTTTTGGCATAAAACTGTACCGCCATATCCATCGGATTTAGTCGCAAAGATAAGCTTTGACAACGGTTTTTTAGTGCCAGAAGTTGGCAACTTTACGTTGACCCAACAAGGCACAACGCCAGTAACTGGCTATTGGGATGATGTAAACGGTGCAAGACGTGGTTCGGCGACTGCACAAATAGTAGCAAATCAAAGAATCGTGCCGATTGGGGCAAGGTCTTATCGGCTCAAGGTTAGAATTCCGCCAGGGACACCCAGCAACGCAGGAGTGCTTTTAGGAGAACAGAATCATTCTGTTGTGGATTTTGGCGAAAATATCCACATGAGAGCAGATGGTGGTATTGCAATGCAACTCAGGAATGGAAGCCCTGGAGGAGTAACACAAGCCGCATCAATCAATTCAATTGTGAATGTGAGCGATGGCGAATGGCACGAAGTATTATTCACATGGACAGGCACAACCGCTACTAATGGATTACGGTGTTGGATAGATGGAGTTTTAACAAGTGAAGTAACAATGCCATTCGTGAGAACAGCACAAACCACCACCACCACACACTTTTTCTCAACATCGTTACTGCTTGACAATAATACATTCCGAGGCGAGATTGACGATATCGAAATCTACAACACGGTGCGGACGCCTGATAGTTTTTCGTCGGAAATGCTAGGTGGATTATTATTGACGTGGGATAAGTCTGATGTCCTATTTCCACAAAAAATAATCATTAGAATGGGCGAGAACGATTTTCCAACAGATATATCAGAAGGGGTTCTGGTTGCAGAAATTGAAGGAACCTCGCACTTTATTGAGGGCGGCACGTTTCCAAACCTGACCGAATACATGACTGCTTTTGCCCGAAATTTCCGTAGCACAAGCAGAGGTGTGAATGTCAACGACCCACTGGAGTTAACCCAGCCTAGCGAATCAGTTACAGGAATGATTGCGGGCTTGGGAAGTGTTATACTCGAATTTCCTCCTAGAGTCCTAACCTTATCTATGGTCGGAGGCACTCATGGCGGAGCTGCAGGAAGCAACAGACCACACCCAGTAGTTATAATCGATGGTGCTGTTGGACACACTCGTGAGTCTCAGTTTTTTGGAGCGAACGCCACGGCAGAAACGGTTACATCGAGAATAGATGCAAGAGGCTTTACCATTGTGGCTAGAAGTTCGACTGCAAATCCTATTTTTTACGAAGCTGAGAGGTAGTTAAATGATTATAAACAAAGAAACAGGCACGGTTCAAATAAATGCAAATTTTCCAAACCACAATTGGATGGGCGATGACTATGTGTTAGTACCGCAAGAGTTGCGAGATGAAGTTATGGAACACGCACCGTATATAAATCTCGAATTTGACGAGGATGGTAAGCTTGTCGGCGTATCTGACAACGGACAAAGACCAGAGCCACAGCCAGAACCGCCAAGCCCGATGGAAGTATATGGAATAATGCTCGCTAGAATGATGGGTGCAGATATTGAGTTAACTCCCGAAATGCTAGACGTTGCAATGGTAAACGTGGAGCTTCCACAAGCCGAAGATGATAAGGAATGGCGAGTATGGGTGCGTGTTGAGAAAGGTCAAAGGGTAACACTCGATGGCTATACTTTTGAAGTCATGAAAGACCACATTACGCAGCCAGATTGGCGACCAGAAATCACGCTTGGGAATCTATTTAAGAGAGTACAGGGCGAGCCACCTGTTGGCTACGTTTTACCGTGGATTTCGGGTGAACGTGTGTATGGATTAGCAGACGTAGCACATAATCCAGAGCTAAGTCAAAGTATCAGAAAGTACAATGATGTGGCTTATATTTGCATAATAGGGCATACAACCCAACTAGGCTTTGAGCCGCCAAACGTTCCAGCACTTTGGAATGTTTGGGAAGATGCTATCGCAACAGAACCAGCAGAAACACCTTTGAAAAAGCAATCTGCGAAATTAAAGAAATAGTTAAAACCCCGAGAGGGTTATTATAGAAAGTGAGGAATTTAAAATGACAGAAAGAAGAATACTAATCAAGAAGTACATGGACACGCTATATGAGATGTTCGAAAATGGAGTGGATGGCGACCTTAACGTTCTTCTCGACAAATTGGCGTTCATGGTGAGAAAACACAATGGCGACAATATGGGGCAGGAAACAGACGTTTACTATGTGCCGGAAGATTTCGATTTCACAGCTGCGAAAGTAGACTTTAGAGCATTTTTCAACAATGTTGAACTAGTAGCGGGGCTGTAAGATTATGATTGTTATATCGAGTGGACACGGCTTGCATGTGGCAGGTGCAAGGGATATCATTGACGAAGTTACAGAGGCACGCAGAGTTGTTGATAGGATTTCGCAGCTATGGACAAGTGCTAATATTAAGCATAGCGTTTTTCACGAAAATATAACAAGAAACAGAAACGATAATGTGAACGCTATAGTAAGGCATCATAACAGCTTGCAACGAGACTTGGATGTGTCGGTACACTTCAACAGTTTTAACGCCGGTCTTCCTGTTGGTAACACAGTGGATAGAGGGATGGGCGTAGAAACGCTTTATATAAGCGGAGACAGAGCAACAAAGGCTTTAGCATCTAGAGTGTCACGAGGCATATCAAACGCATCAGGGTTGATACTAAGGCGTGGTGACGGCACTTTAGGAAGGACTACAGAAGTAGGCTTTTTAAGGAATACAAACAGACCTGCAATACTTGTAGAGGTTTGTTTTGTCAATAGCCGTACCGATGTCAGATTGTATCAAGAAAACTTTGAGGCTATTTGCCTTGCTATAGCAGAAACAATATCAGGACAGACAATATCAGGCGAGGAGGCTTGCGATATGGAACAAAGGAATTTTAGAATTAATGGCGAAAACATGCAAGTTGATGCAATTTTGCAAAGCGGGTCAATGTTTGCAGCGGTAAGACCGTTGTTTGAAAAGTTGGGATATACGGTAGGCTGGGAACAGGAAACCCAAACTGTTATCATAAATGGGAATAATACAAGTGTAAGTGATGGTTTGGCAAGCATTGCTGACGAGATGCGTAATTTGACACAAGCTATAAAAGAGAGGTAATGTAATGGATTTTACAAATTATATACATCCAGAATTATTAATACTTGTGCCAGTAATTTACATGATAGGCTGGGCGTTGAAAAAGGCTTTTCCTGACATGAAGAAAAAATTGCCTTTAATGCTAATGTTTATTGGTGTGGCGTTGTCGGCATCGTGGGTGTTGGGGATGGCTTACCTGAACAGTTCGAACGCATTTACGGTAATCTTTACAGCAGCCACGCAAGGGGTTTTGGTTACAGCAACGGCAGTGCTAGTGCATGAGCTTTTTAAGAAAAAACACGACTAAAACAAACCTTGCTTAATTTAAAGCATTGTGCTAAACTTAAACAAACGGGAGAAAAATATGATAGATTATCTTGGCAGATTATCAATGGTGGCTTGGGAAGCCGCCGCAGTAATCATTATAGGAGTGATAGTGATGTGTTCTCTCGCAATCAAATTATATAGAGATTTCAAAACGGGCAGTTCGTGGCTTGTCAAAAGTATCATTAATGGGTTTATAACAACAAAAGATGATGAGCTTAAACCTCTTTCAGACGCCTTTAAAAAAATGCCTGACATGGCAAGGCAAATGGAAAGCATATACAGCGTTTCGTCCGCACAGCTTAAAGTATCGATGAAGCGGCATTATTATGACCTAATGAGGCAAGACCCGATGAGTACAAGCATGTATGATGATTTTATGCTACTATATAGAGAATACAACGTCGCACTAGAACTTAATGGCGAGGGTGAGCGTATGAAGAGAGACCTTGAAGCACGCAGAAATAAACAGTTAGGGTTATAGGTGGGAATTATGAACGAAACAGAAAAAAAATTAATAGAAACCTTGGAGGATGAAAAAGAAGCCTTAAAGGGCGAAGTTAATTTTGCGAGAGAATGGATTGCTCATCAACGCCATACTGTAACAATGTTATGGCGTACAATTTTTATCCTAATAGCAATAATTGTTATGATAGTAATAGGGATAATGGCATACATGTTCTTAGCTGAACCTTATGAGCCGATTAGTATAATATTTGAGAACATTGAAGGTGATTGGGAAAATCAAGATATACAGAACATTATTAACCCATAATAAAAGCGATTAACACGCCCGTGACACAGCTCAATTTAGCCGGCACGGGCTTTTTATGTGGCGGTGATACCAATGTCAAGAACTAGGCGTGGACAACGTAGGCGAGTAGAGCAACGTGTTCAGGTAAATAAAACTGGAAACTCTGCGACAAGAGTAACGGTAACAAATAATTCTGGACGGAGACCTGTTTCCGTTTCGGTGGTGATTCCGCCATATAGCGGGATTTCTGTTATAAATAGAAATTTTACACAGTAATCATTGTATCCGCACTAAGGCGGATATCTTTATTTGAACGGGAGGCAATATGTCAGTTAAAGAATACATAGAAACCGCCTCTTATGCGGACTTTGAAAAGATATTTGAAACAATACCTATCACGCCTTTGCAGCGTGATATTATTAATTTGAGAATGATAGGATATGACCCTAGCGTGTATACGGAACAAGAATTTCCAGTAATGGACAATCCACCAATGGGATATCCTAATATTATATATTTAAGTGGGTTTAGAAAAGGCAAAAGGCTAACGAGAGAAGAATTATCATCTGCATTACAGATACATACGAATACCATAACCATAGAAATGCGTAAAATCTACAACAAAATTGAACGGTCAGGGTTAGCGTGGGAATGGCTAGAAAGAGGTGGAAAATGAAATTAACACCACTACAACATGAGGTTTTGAAATATAAGGGAATACTTCATGATTCATTGCAAGCATATTTATCCACAGCGTTTATCGATGTTTATCGTGGCGGGACAGGACAGCACAACCTTGTATGGGATAACATTATAGTCAATGCATCACGCTCAAACGTTGATGCACCTGACACACCGAATGTAACTGCCCCTGTTATAGTCAATTGGACAATTCATAGCGAAATTGTCAGAGATTTACGCAATGGCGATACTCTGGTCGTGAAAATACCCGATAGGACTGGAGTTCAAATTGCAGATGCTTTCAGAGGCACAATATCAGACCCATCGACACTCACAAGCCGAAAAACAGTTAATCTATTAATGGCACAGCTCGGACGTGACACAATCATAGACGAGATTACACCTTTGCCACAACCCGAACCAGACCCCGAAAAATACGCTAAAATCACGATTCGGCATTTAATGGATAATGGCGACCCCTTGCAGGAAGAAAAATCAACTTTTGAACCGCATGACAAGGAATTGCACATACAAGCAAAAGAGTTTCACGGCTGGGTTTTTGAAAGGGCGTATTTCAATGGTGAAGAATATCAAACAGACGAATTTATCTTCACACCCGAATCAATGGAATACGAGATTGAGTTTATATATTCCGTAGCGGAAGATTACGCTTTTATAAGGCAATTCGCAGCAGGACGATTCCGCAGAGATAACGGACAGATGGCACAGGGATTCCATACCTATCAAGCAATACCGATTAATCATGTTAATTACGAAATCATATTGCCTACAGACAGGCAAAGACATATAGATATTGGAAGCATGTTACAGATACGAGCTGGAAGCAGACTACTTTTATCTGACAAAGCGGTAATTGAAAGCCTTGCAGACGGTCAAATGATAGAAGTTCAAAGCATAACACCAACAAGTGATGGCTTCTTGATAACATATATGGACATAGAACCGACTTTAACGGAGATACAAAGCTATATTACTAATAGTTATGGAGTATACGGACAATGAAAATTTCATTCGACATGAGCGGACTGGACAATTTCATAAACGGACTTGATGAAGTGATAACCGACATTCCAGCTTTTAATGAACGATTCATTGAAGAAGAATGGATGGTTTTTCTTCATAATGTAATCCCTCATACCCCTGAGGATACTGGCGAGATGATAAATAGTTATCAACTTGGAGAAATTACGCATATAGGAACAATAACAAAAGCAGATTGGGCGAACTTAGTTCCATATTACACTTTCGTAAACAATGGAACGATATTCATACAACCTCGCAAAATGTGGGAAAAGGGATTGCACGGTGCAGAAGCAAACAGGGAAAACCGATTCCAAGTCATGTTTAATGAAAATTATGAAGAAATCATGTTGAAGCACTTGTAATTAAGGAAGTGGATAAAATTATGAACGACAACAAACTTTTACATACAACTTTAACGCAGGCGTTCGAGGACAGATTACACGAATATATTCCAGAACTCAGGATTTTAAGGCAAAGTGTCGGCGGTGGACTAGTTGAGGAAACTGTACCCTTGAATGTTTATAGGAATGAGGGAGATAGCGATTTAGTAACTAGCATTGTGCATGATACTAATAATCCTCAATGTTTTCCGTTCATATTTGTGCGAATAGAGCAACGCTTAACGGTAGGAAGTCAAACGGTTGGCGAAATCATGCGTTCGCATTACAGCTATTTAATATCATTTGACTTTTATATCGACCGTAACCCAACAGACCGTCGTAGAGTGCCGAGATTAAGGGAAGAACTTGATAAGGTGGACTTATTGATGGAAAGGGCGTTGCAGGAGATAGAACTTTTTAAGGATTGGACAACAGGCGAGGTTGATATTTATGAAACTGTGCAAACATCAAATGTGCGGGTATTAGACCAAGGTGCATTACTAACTACAAGAACTATAGAGATAAGCGAAGATACAATCATACCAGAGCGACCGAAAGTTATTGAGGTTGATGTAAACATTGGTTTAGAGGGTGATGTTAGATGAGCAATCCAGTAATAATACATTTTATCTGGCAAGGGGAAACAATCTCTATCCCAGCGACCGCAAGCGGTGTATCTGTAGAGTATTTGGACGATGCTCCGATTATGCGACAAATAATAGGTCTTGGAAACGTTGCCATACCGTCACATGCTGGGCTTCGCATGATGACAATAGAAAATCAACAGCTTGTGGCATCGTGGATGAGGCGAAACAACTTTTCGCAAACACCACGACAGTTAGCGGACAAGCTAAGAGAAGTCAGAAAGAGCAATGTAATATGTGAGCTTGCGATTGAAACAGATTACGAACCACTACAACATAATTTTGATGTTTTGGTAGAGTTTAATTCTTGGAATGTTGAAGCTGGGCGGGAAAACGATATAGGATATTCCTTAGTGGCTTATGAATACGTTGAACATGGGATTAAGGAACTGGAAATTGTAACAGAAGACGGGCAAGAAACAGTCAAAGAACCGCCACCTGAAAGACCGCCACTGCCACCAATGGACATAGATGCAATCGCACGGCGTGTTATTCGTGGCGATTTTGGTAACGGCATGGGTGCAAGTGGTGACAGGCGATTGAGATTAGCCGCAGCTGGTTATGATGCAGATGCAGTACAAAGGCAAGTAAATATTATACTTTTAGGACACGCCGGAGGCAGATAATGGGAAAACTTAAAGACGTATCTGTGATTGTCAGAGATAGCGAATCAGGCAAAGTTTATGACTTGTCAAACGCCCTTGAATCTGTAATATGGCAAACCCACAGAATAGCATCACAAGCCGGAAGTCTTGAAGTCATGGTCAAGGATAAGCCTGATAGCGAGATAGTTATAAGCCCAGGAAGCTTTATACGGTTTGGCGTTGATGGAACTTATTATTTTTATGGAAACATAGAAGAAAATCAACTCATGGTATCAGCACAAGAGGGTACGCTTAATCGGATAGTGGCTTATGACCATAAGTACTTACTAAAATCAACCGAAAACAGATACCGCAGAGAGGGAATGACAGGTAGTGAGTTTTTTGATGAAGCAATGACCGTGTTTAATGCCAAAATCCGTTCTATGGGCGATGTGGGAGTATCACATGCGGTGATAGAACCATCTACAGCGAGATTAAGGGATTATTATTTTGCGGTGTCTACTTTATACACGATGTTTAAAGAAACATTGTCGGAAACCCACGCCGCCGAGAGAGGCCAAAATCTTTATATGATTCGTGATAATCTAGGAACTTTAGAATGGCGGTCACTACTGGCGTTAAGAAAGCATTATGTCTTAGGCGATGCATCATACACCGACAGCTACACATATACCCACACTTTAAGAGATACATACAACTCGATTAAAGTTTATAGAGACAATGAAGAATTACGCAAAAGAGATATATGGTCAAGATATGACAGCGAAAATATATCTAAATGGCGATACAGGCAATTAACGTTACAAGCTGCTGGGTATATGTCAGACGCAGAAATATCCGATATGATTGATTTATATTTGTCGGCACACAATAGAACATCGAGAACAATGCAGATGGCTTGTCTTGGGATTAATGGGCTTCAAGCCGGTGATGGGATTCAGGTTCGAGCCGCCAAGGGCAAAATCGACCATGGCGTTTGGTGTGAATCAGTCGCACATGCTTATACCGAACAAGGGCACATGATGGATATTTCAATCGGCACGATATAATTGGAAATTATTGCATAAAAATACTTGCTTAACCTGTTGGCTTGTGTTATTTTTAAAAGAAAACATGAGGTGATGTTATGAGAAAGATTTTTTGTATGGTTCTAGTGGTGGTTCTTTGCCTTGGTATGCTTGTGGCTTGTGGTGGCGAAGATGGAGCGATAGATAGCGACCAGCAACAAGCGTTTGAAATAGCACAAGAGGCTTTCAATGCACTTTCTTCCGCAATCGTCCCTGTAGAACAGGGGTTAAACACAATTCATGGTGCATTACGCTGGGCTTTTAATGAATCTAGGAATGTAATGGGTTCAGAAACATGGTCACTCGTTGTTTTCTTAAACTTAACTGGCTTGGAAGAAAGCGATGTTCGCAATGCCGTTGCTTCATTTGACAATGTTCCGCCTGGTTTTTTCCTTACCGAAAGTTCAGACGGTGCAACGATGATTAGGGTAAGTTATTTTGCCACAGCACAAGTGGCATCTCGAGCTTTAGGGTACGCTAGCGTACTTGATACCGCCGAGGCATATATGAATGCCGCCAATATTGCTATTCGTAGATTAACATCCGATTTTGGAGACTTTTCTCATCTGCAAGAGCTTATGGATTTTTACATAGCCGTATCGGAGGCTTTGGAGTGGACAAAAGACCCAAGCAGACCTCTTGAGCTTGAACATTCAGCAAACACCATTAATGACTTCAAGTCGAACATGGCAAGTTCTCAGACAAGATTATCTTTTGTATTTGATTAAACGTACAAGTTGCCACTCTCTGGGTGGCTTTTCTTTTTAAGGAGGCAATCCATGATAAACCCGTTCGCAGAAGTGCTTGATTATCAGCACGATATGAACAAAAAAGATTCTTTGAAATATGAATCAAAAATAATTATAGGATATGTGGTAAGCTTAAACCCTCTATCGGTCAGGTTGGAGGATGGCGTTGAACTACTACCCTCTAAAATGTTCCAATTCTCGGAATTTGTGCAATCAAAGCCGATAAGCTGTCAAGCGGAGCATGACGGAGTATTCACGGGTAATTTTCAAGGCACTTTCACAGGCAGCATAAGCGGAAACGTAAGCATACAAGGCACAAACAGTATAACGGGCAGCATAAGCGGCAATATAACGCTTAACGGAAATTTAAATGGCGAATTAACCGGAAACATGGTTGGAACTTACACCACGTCCGCACTATGGGGAGGATTGCAGGTCGATGATAAACTTTTGATAACGACTGGAAACGCAAACCAACGATATTTAATACACGCAGTTTTAAACAGAAAAATAAGATAGTATCCGATTAAAAGCTAAAAGCCTCTTTTGAGGCTCTTTTTTTTATGCCTAAAATGTGCTTATTCTGTGCATTTGATAGAGCATATAAACCGTCATATTATGTAATAATTAATTATGATAAACATTAAGCTAACAGCAATAAAGCTGATATCTCAACTGTCAAAAGGTGATAGACATATATTGAAAGAAAATATTGAATCAGGAGCGACATGTTACAAAAATCATGTTCCAGCGATATATTACGATGAGTTTATCAAGGAAATAAAGGAATTATTGAAATGACAAAAGAGCATGTAATAAATGAATTAATTAATACTGGCAGGGAAAAAGACCATGCCGAAAAAGTTTATAATATGTATGCCGAAGATGGGCTTGATGACCTTATGGAATACTTTGAGATAAGAAGGTTGCTGTTAGGGCGTAAATTTGTGTATCAATAAGCCATTGTGCTTTTGATGTTGCGGTTGCGGTTACTCCCGTTTCCGCAGCCGCTATTTTTTAAACGCAACTAGTAATCACAAAATATAAATAAATTTTAATAAAACGGGAGGTGAAAAATGTATAACAATCAAGACAACGTATTTGTAAGTGTAATTGATACTGACGGAACTATCTATCAGTATAACAGTGGCAGAAAAGGTGCAGCAGTAGGAGTTGACAGACAAAGGGAAGAAGAACTTTTAAAGCAAATCGAAGACATGTCGGAAGTAATCAATAGGCAGATGGAAAAGCTGATTGAACATGGAATTGTAGAGAAGCCACGAAGTGCGGAGGATATAGCAAGAGAAGCAGCAGAAGAACAACTGCAAATAGCTCGTGAACAAGCAACTAAACAAGCCGAAATCAACGAAACATTGCTAAAGGCAGTACAAAGCCTTACAAGTGAGATAAACACGCTTAAAAACGATTCTACGCAACCAAAACCCGTAGAAGCAAAGAGTACCAATGCTCCAAAGAATAAAAAGGTGGTGACTGATAATGCTTGACAAAATACTAAATCTTGAAACACTTTTAACCATTGCGAGTACGCAATCTGACAAGATTGGAGCGGTAATAGGCAAGTCTGGTGCGGAGGTTCGAGGGGCAATAGAAGAAGGCAAGAAAATGATACCTGAAATCCAAAAAAAAGGCATGGGGATATTGAAAGAAAAGGGCGTAGATTTTGATTTCATTGAGGACACATATCGAAAATACGGAAAATACATTGACAAGATTCCAGGCATATCACGAAGTGATGTTGAAACAATTAGAATTGAAATGAAAACAACAAAAAACACAAAGGAAACGGGCAAAAAGTTTAATAAAGATGATTATTTAAACCTGTTGAAATAAATTTCATGCATGAATTTATTATATTAAAAATATTTTAAACAGGAGGAAAACAATGGGAAATTATAACCAAGAATATGATGTCGGCAGGGATGGCGGCGGCGGCTGGATGGGCGGCGGCGGTGTAGGAATTGTTCTTATTCTGCTTATCCTTTTCGGACTTTTCGGGCGTGGACACCTTTTCGGTGGCGGCGGTGAAGGACATGGCTACAGAGGCGAATACAAAGATAGAACATGGTTTCCAGATATCGGAAATTGGGAACTCGAAACTCATCTTGACAGACAATTCTGCAAAACGAATGAATTGACAATTGCACAGGCAACTAAAACGAATGACCTTATTACAGGAAATATCATTCAAGAGCTAAGAGACAAAAACCTTGAAAAAGACATGACAATCAACACAATGCGTAGTGAAATGTTCACAGCAAATCTTGTCGGAGGCATTAACCGCAGACTTGATATGATTCAATGTGAAATGCTAAAACGTCCACCTGTCTTTGGACAAGCTGCAATCCCTTGTAACGCAAGTACGGTTACTGGATGCGGAGAGCCACGCAGAGGCGAATGCGGATTCTAGAACAAATAGCAAAATAACTTCGTCCCGATTAACGTTATTCGGATTTTAAAGGGGGCGTTTTGCCCTCTTTTATTATAAGGAGGTAAATATGCCAAGTTTATTATTAGGCTTACTTGCAGGGGTATACCTTGCGAACGAAAAAGCACGATTACAAATTGACAATATAGTCAAAGATACCGTCAGGCAAGGCGTGGAACTTATGAATCCACGCAAATCAAAAGAAGATGATGAGGTTTGAGGTCGGACGTGACCCTGTAAATGTGTTTACTCTCATTTTGACAGGTGTTATAACATATTTAACTTTTCAAATAAGAGACTTAAACGTAACTCGTGTCAACCTTGCCAGACAAAACAATAACACATTAAAAAATATAGAGAATAATACAAAGAAAGGAATTTAACAATATGAAATGTAAAAAACCACCAGTGGGGCTTACGCCTACCGTTGTATCTGGAACTAGCGTAACGTTAGCAAATGCCGCTGTTACGCCTGCCCCTAGCTTTGGCGAGTGCTTTGTAGTATTTGTTGCTGGAGCTTTATTGCCACTAACCGGAAAAGAAGAACTAATAGTTACAATTGGAGATGTCACAGCACCAGTTATAGATAATTGTGGCGTTTACATGGTTTCAGACCAATTGAGATGTAGACATTTTGAGGGCTGCGAAATCGACAATCCTTGCTATGTGATACAGCTTGGATTACAAGGAACTGAACCCGTTTGGTTTGGACGCAGAGGATTTTCAAAACGAAGAACATTCCTCGATGTGGTCACACCGCCAACGCCATAAGGAGGTCGCTATGTATAATAGAATGCAAATGAACCCAAATTCCGACTTTTCGGCAATAATGGGAAAGGTAGCTACCGAACTTTATCATGGACTGACATGGCATTGTGAAGCTGCTAATCAAATGAGAAAAATAGGGCTTCGAGGATTTGGACGACTTCATGAATACAACGGCAAACATGATTTTGAGAGGCTTGGAGAACTTAAAAAAATACTTGGGGATAGACTTGAAATCTATCCAGACATAGACGCATCAAATATTCCAAAAGCTTTAACTTTTACGATGAATAATGTGTCAGACTTGAAGCCACACTTAGAAGCATGGTGCAATGCTGAATATGCGTTTTGTGAAACCCTTAAAACTGCTGTAAAAATGGCAGCAGATGAAGACATGTGCGTTTACAGCGAGCTTATCGGAATCCTTAATGACGTTGAGGAGGAAATTATGAGGCTAAACATCCTTAAAAAGCGACTTGCAATTGGTGAGTATGGCGGTCATGATATTGCACGGGTCTCCAAAGATCTGCATAAACATTTTGAGCATCACCCCGAAAGAGGGCTTGACTTTGATGTTTAG